CCCTGGTACATGAAGTCCATGACGTCTTTTTGGTCCATCCCACCCCGGAGCCGCGCCGAGTCCGGGGTGAACCCCAGCGCCCGGGTGCTCTTGTAGGCCTGTGACGCCTCATCCCCGCTCCAGTTCAACCCGTAGCCGACGAACGGGAGTTTCGACCACTCCTCACCGATCCGGGCGCCGAAGGCCTCCATGTGGCTGTCGGCACCACCCATGCGCCGGTAGTAGTTGTTCTTGTTGATCTGGGACTGGTACTCGTTGCGGAGCGAGTTGGCGACGCTGAGCACCGGGGACTTGCTCTCTGCCCAGTTGAAGACACGGCTGGACAGCCCGTGGCCGGGAGCGCCGACCAGGCTCATGGACTGGGAGCCACCACCCCTACCGCCGCCGCGACCACGACCCCCACGACCTCCACCACTACCGCCGTCATCATCGCCCCCATCACCACCGTCATCATCACGACCGGGGGTCAGACCTACACCACCATCCCCCGTAGTCCGAACGCCTCCGGCTGGCGGGGCAGAGGGACCCAAGGCTGATGACAGACCAGAGCGAAGACGGGTCGTCCAGCGAGGGGAGCCCTGGTCGGCATCTCCCTCAGCATCCGGGGCATTGGAGGAGGTCTGTCCAGCCGTCGGGTCGCCCTGCGCCCTGCGCCCGCCGTCGGTCACCAGCCTGTTGTCGCCGCTGGGGGTCTGGACCGACGTGGTCTGGCCCACGGTGGCCGAGCGCTTGCCTGCACTCGGCTGCTTCTCGGTGTCCCCGATCAGGGCGGCGTGGATGTTGGTGAGCACGGTCTTCTGCTCGTCGAGGGCCTCGACGATCTTCTCCAGGGGCTTCAACCCGTTGACGATCTTGGTGCCGAGGTCGAGGTTCTCGGGGTCGGCCATCAGTGCCACTCACCCGGTCCCTGGAGGTCCTTCTCAGGCACGTCCACCCGGTCATCGGCCATGAACCTCTGGAGCAGGCTCAACTCGTCCTCAGACATCTCCGAGGGCGCCTGCCACTCCACTGCGGAGTAGTCGGCCTCGTCCAGTTCCTCCTCGTCCAGCGCATCCAGCCCCTCGGTGGTATCGACCACCTCTCCCGGAGCCTGGGGGAAGTAGTCGGCGTAGACCTGCTGCGGGTCGACCCCGGCAGAGATCTGGGCCAGCCGGAACTCCTCCACCAGGTGGTGGCCCTTGTCGAGGTTGTCCTGGCGGTGGAGCAACTCCACACCGATCGCCTGTACCACCGAGAGCCTCCTCCCTTGCAGCAGTCCTCTCCGCTCGGCAAGCCTCAGTCGGTATTCGAGCCAGTCGTCGAGCCCGTTAGGGCGGATGCTTTTCCCATCGCATCCACGACCTTGGCGGTCTTCTCCTCCAGTGCCAGGTACTCGTTGTAGGCCTGGTCGATGGTGAACTGGAACCAGTTGTTCTTCACGTAGTTGAACCGCATCTCCGACCAGGAGAAGTCGTCCTTGTCGATCCCGTACGGCAGCGGCAGCCGCTCCCCGTCCACGGTCTCAGTGGCCATCGCCACGATCGCGGTCCGGTAGGCCAGGCCCTGGCCCAGGGAGTCGTCGTAGGCCCTGGTGAGCCGGGTGACCGCCAGCAGTTCGTCCACGTTGAGGGTGCGGACGATGAAGGTGTGCCCCAGCCAGGAGAAGGTCTTGGACAGGGCGCCCACGAACGCCAGCCCGATGAAGTCGTCGCGGTACTTCTCGTCGAACCCCGGCAGCGGGTTGCCCTCGTCGTCGTGCAGCGTCGTCGGGGACGTCGACTCCCGGGTGATGGCGGTGGGGTCGTAGGCGCCATAGCCCTCGATGGGCTCCGGTGACGGCTCCGGAGTCGGCGGCGGGTCGAACGCGAACAGCGGTGGCTCGGGCTCGTTGTACTCGTCCTCCAGACCCTCGGGCAGATCGGTGTCGGACATGGCTCTCCTCGACGGCGTACGACTCAGCGGCTCGTGTTCAACGGCTTGGTGTGGGTGTAGGCGACAGTGATGCCCTTGGTGACGGCCAGGGCTCCCACCGTCACCGTGTCGCCGTCGTTGATGTCGACGACGGTGCAGTTGATGTACCGCTTGCCTCGCCACTGGTTGGGCTTGTTCTCGGTGCCGGGCGGTCTGATGATCGAGGTGCAGGTGACGTACGACGGACGGTCGGCCAGCCGGTCGAAGATCTCGACGAGGTTGTAGGTGCCCTTGAGCCCGACCAACTGCTCCCACACGGCGGTGTTCCACAGTTCCCGGATGGTCAGCATCAGGGTGCCGCCCTGGAGCACGCGGCTGGTGGCGATCTCGATCGGGTGCCGGTGCCCGAGCGGGTGGATGAACTGGTAGGGCTGGCCGAGGTCGGAGAAGGCTCGCTGGCCCGAGTCCTCGATGCCCTCGCAGAACGCGATCGGCTTGTGCTCGTACTCGAACGTGGTGTATCCGGAGCCAACTACCCGGACCTTGGTTTGCGGCATTGCTCAGTCCTCCTCAGACCAGGACTTGCTCTTCGGCGGGCGTGACCGCTCCGGTGGAGAGGTCCATGGTGAAGCCGATGGTGATGTAGTTCAGCGGCAGCATCGGACGGTAGGTGAACAGGCACTCGATCACCGTCGGATCACCGCCCGGCGCAGCCTGTTGGCGGGCCAGCACGTCCAGGTACTCGATGATCAGGCCGTCGGCGACCACCGACTCCAGGACGGAGACGACCACCGACTTGACCCGGGTGGTCATGAGTTCGTCGATCGGGTCGCCGATGAGTTGGGCGGCGATCATGGCCTCGGACATCATCTGGTGCAGCAGGTCGTTGACGCGGGTCAGGCTGACCTCACGGGTGGACAGGTCGGTCATGTCGGTGGTCACCCCGTGGCGGCAGACCAGGGCGCTGGTGCGGCCCAGTTCGGAGACCGCGACCCCCGAGGCGGACAGGGAGTTCTTGGTCGCCATGTCCATCTCGGACCGAAGCGCCTCGGGGATGCCGAGGAACCCGTAGACCGTCTGCTGGGTGAGCCCCCGGTTGACGTCGTTGGCGGCCAGCACCCCGGCGTACGCCGCCGCCAGGTAGGTACCGCCGATCTCGGTGGACTGGCCGAGGGAGGCGTTGAAGAAGTTCAGCCGGGGCGGGTAGGCCAGGATCACCCGGCTGGACTTGGTGCCCTGGGCCAGGCTCTGGTGGGTCACGAGGTCCACGCCCGGCTGGTCCATCACCGTGTCCCCGCCGACCAGCGCGATCCGCCCGTAGCCGAGGGCGGACTGGGACTCGCAGTGCGCCCGGACGTCGGAGATCATGCTCAGCAGGGAGGTCCGGTAGGTCACGTCGTCGACCCCCATGCTCTTCTGGTCGAAGACCGGCACGATCATCGTGTGGGAGTAGGACAGCGACAGGTTCTGGTAGGCCTCGACGAACCTCTGCTGGTAGGTCTCACCCGTGGTGATCGGCTCCAGGGCCTGGCAGATCACGGTGCCCGCCCCGTTCGCAAAGGCGATCCGGGTAGCCAGCGACAGCGGGCTGTTCACCTGGCTGCTGGCACTGCTGTTCCCGGCGACCGAGGCGGTGGGCAGCACATCGACCATCGCCGGGCCGTAGGTCTGCTCGACCACGGTGTAGTCGTCGAACGCCTTCGGTGCGAAGTAGAACTCGTCGGTGTAGGCATAGGAGACCGTGACGATCTCGCCCTCCATCACCTTCGGGGTGCCCGGCCTCCACGCGATGGTGGTGGTGCCCTGCGGGGCACTCGGGGTGGTGCCCCGGACCAGGAGGTAGTCCGCGTTCTGGATCAAGGTCTCCCCGTGGAACGTGGTCACCGTGAGGTTCGGGATGTCGTCAGCAGTCCCGTCCGGAAGGATGCCGCTCTTGACCAGTGCCACCGGGATGGTGTTCAGGGCCACGGCCTGTGTGTAGGTCTGGTACCCGCGTGCGAAGCCCACGATCGAGACCGTGGCCGTGGGGATGCCCAGGGTGCCGAAGAGCCCCTGTACGTCCGATGCCTCTACATAGACCCCGGGCGGGGTGTACTGCGAAAAGTCGATCGCCACTGGAAGCCTCCAGGTGTGCTGGTCCCATGACCTGTCACTCCTTCGGAGGGGTCAGCGATGATTCGACAGCAGGTGATCAGTGCCAGTCGTTGAATCCGTTGCCGATGGCGATCCCCTCGGGAAGGTCCGCCAAGGTCTGATTGGGCATCAGCACCTCCTGGGTGACGATGATGGCCGACAGCGGAACCAGGGCGCCGGTGATGTTGTCGGAGACGAACTCCCCGATCACCTGCATGTTGATGGTCCGCTCATAGATTATTTCATCTGTACCCCAGGGAGTGCCCGGAGCAGCGGTGTTGCCCTGCGGCTCGATCTCGTCGAAGTCGAAGTTGGCGGCGATGAACTCGTTGGACTCGATGGTCTTCCGGAACCTGGACCGCTCGTGGTTCTCCTTGCCGAAGGCGAAGGTGGTCACCAGTTCGTCGTAGAGCCGGTCCCGCTCCCAGGAGGTGAGAGCGGTGACGGTGAAGGAGGCGTAGCCGGTGTACTTCCACCGGGTGTACGGCTGGAAGCCGGACGGGTACCCCGGCACCGCCCCCGGCGTCTCGTGGTACTCCTTGTGGTCCACCCCGGCCACCATCAACTTGTCGGAGTCGGTGTAGTCGACCCATACCCCCGGATATGCCATCTTCTCCACGGGGTACTCCATGCTGACGTGGACGTTGCGGAAGTCCTCCTCGGGGTAGGAGTCGTCGAAGGTGCGCTTGACGGCCTCCACCAGCAGGGTCTTCAAGGGAGCCAGATACATGTTTTCATCTCACCCTTCGTATTGAGCGCCGTGCACCCGCGAGCGCCAGCCCGAGTCCCCCACGTAGATGCGGACCGGCAGGATGCCGCCGTACTGGCAGGCCAGGGTCATCCCATTGTTCAGGAAGGACCGGGGCGCCAGGCCGGGGTGGCGCCACTTCACCCCGACGTTGCCCCGCCCGATCCTCCCGGCCACCCTGCCCGGGGTGGTGCTGGGGGCTCCGGACTCCCGGACCCCGATCCGGCCAGGGGCACCTGGGTAGGAGGCGGGCCGGTCCTCGATCACCTGGGGCTGGCCGGTCTGCTTGTTGCGGCGGTACTTGGTGATCCGCTGGCCCTTGCGGGCCACCTTGCGGAAGATCAGCACCTCGACCACACCGGAGACCGTGGTCCGGGTCTTGGCCTTGGGGTTCTTGGCCCGCTCCATGCCGGTCGGGTCCTTGATCCACATCGGGATCGTCTTGCCCTCCAGGTTCCACATCGTGAAGGGGTTGATCCCGTGCTCCTGGAACCACACGTAGGAGTCGGCCCAGCGGATGCCGAAGTAGTCCTTGCCGTACAGCGGCTGGAGCCGCTGGGCCGAGGCGCCGGTGGCCTTGGGCATCTTCCGCCTGGCCTCCCAGACCGCCTTGTTGGCCAGGTCCCTGGCCCGGTTCGGCTTGAGCCCGGGGATGTACATGATCATCCGGTCCGGGGTCCCGGCGATGTGCATCTCGGGGGTGAGCAGGAGACCCATCAGCCGTCGTCCTCACCGGGGTGCCACACGTCCACGTCAATCGGCTGGCCAGCCTTGCGGGCTCCGCAGATGCGATGGTGGCCGTCGTCGATGTAGAGATCGCCATTCATGCTCACCACCGAGGGTCGTCCACCCTGCTCGGCCTGGTCCGGGTCGTAGTGCTTGATCGCCGGATGATCCGGGTCGATGTAGTGCTGGGTGGCGTACACCTCGTCATCGGGGTGAAGGGTCCACGGCTCAGGGACCTTCACTCGGGCGAACTCGTGCAGGTGGTCGTCAGCGCCCCGGGCGTAGGGAACCCCGTAGTCCTCCGGGTCGTCACCGGGGATGTGGTTGGTCGCGGTCCTCCAGAGCAGACCCATCAGGACTCCTCCTGACGCTCTTCGACCCGACTGGACTGCCAGGCGCTCAGGTGCCCAGCGATGTTGGCCCACACGCTGATGGCCACCAGGTAGGGCACCGAGTTGGCCAGGTAGAGCACGCTCACCGGGATCAGCAGGATGAAGAAGGCCATCGCCCAGAAGTTGAAGATGCGCATGAACGTCGGGCTGGCGCCGTGGTCGATGAACGTCCTGACCTTCCCCATGTCAGTCGTCGTTTCGAGGGATCAGCGGGGAGCGGATGATCTCGTACCTGGAGAAGTTCTCGGGGGTCCTGGAGCCCCGGGTCAGGATGTCGCCCAGGGCCTTCGCGGTCGGCGGGATGATGAAGGCCACCGAGGTCTCGTCCTCCTGGTTGGCCCGGGCGTGGTTGTAGCCGATCGCCATCGTGGATTGGTGCGGCACCTCGAAGCCGGTGCGCAGGGTGATCCGCTCAGGGACCCGGAGTTGGAACCGGTCCCCGGTGGCCCGGAACACGTAGTCACCCGAGCGGACCCGGAAGTCGATGGTGGACTCCACCGAGAGGTCCTGGGGGTTGGTGACGCCCCGGGGCTGCTTCTCCTCGTCCTCGTCGGCGTCGGAGAAGATCGCGGGCCGGATGATCTTGGCCTTGAAGCCGCCCTGGAAGGTGGTGCCGAAGCAGACCGGGCAGCGGTGCTCCTCGGGCTGGTTGTAGGCCTGGGCGATCTTGGACTTCACCGAGTCGCCCTGGGCGTAGCACTTGGTGCACCGGCCCACCAGGCCCTGCTCGTGGTCCCGGGCGTGCCACATCAGCACGAACATGGCGTACTCGCCCAGGGTCCACAGCGCCTGGTAGTGCCGCATCCGCTCCTGGTCGATCGCCCAGGGCTGCATGTCGCGGACGTAGTAGGACTGGGCCGTGGGGTGCTGCTGGGTCGGGTAGGTCCCGTACGGCTCCGGTCCGAACTCGGTCTGCGACATGCCCATCACACCAGCATGCTCTGGACCTGGGACAGAATCTGGGAATCGGTGATCACGGCAGAGTCTGCGCCCGGGTCGTACGGCGGCGTGGCTGCGTCGTGGTCGTCCGGGTGGGTGTTCAGGGCGTACTCCCAGGCGTCGTCCCAGCCTGGGGCAGCAGCCCAGGTCCGGCGCCGCTCCAGGGTCCACCGGTCCGGGTCGTAGGGCCTCCCGGAGACCGTGTCGACGGTGTCCCCGACACCCTCACTGGCCGCACACTGGGCCACTCGGTGCTGCATGGACAGGCTGGACGCGATCGCGTCCTGGGTCAGGTAACTCACGGTGGTCTCCTCGGTGTGGGCTCTACGGCTCAAGCGACTGTAGATGTGTGATCCGCTCCTTCACCGCCCGGGAGATGATCGCATCGGTGATCACGTCGGGGCGCTCGCCGGTGTCGGGGTTGAAGGTGGGGTTGTAGTTGAAGTTGGCGTCGGACCAGCGAGCGTCCCACTCGTCGTCGACCGCGAGGTACCAGATCTGGTCGCGTACCCACTGGTCCGGGGCGAGGACCCCCTCCTCTGCCGCACTGGCGGTGATCCGCTTCTGGAGGCTCTCTGAGGCGACCATCTCGCGGGATGAGTTGTAGTTGGTCATCGTTGCTCCTTCTGGTGGGTGGTCATCACAGTTCGGCAGAGAAGTCCAAGTAGGCCCCGGCAACCGCTGCCCGAAGCCAGGCTGAGCCGCCTACCGGAGCACCGATGGCCGCAGCCGTGGTGAAGGCCAACTCGACCACATCCGTGTTCCGCTCCATCTGCAAGAGAGAGGTCGGAGCAGCATTACCGCTTCCGCCGTAGACAAAGAAGGTGGTCCCAGCCGAGGACCCGAAGGTCGGCGGGACACGCATCGGCACAGGAAGCCGGAAGGGTGCGTAGAAGGAGGTAGCGGTCCAGGCAGTACCTATCGCAGCCGCCGTGTAGGTGGTGGTACCGACCCAGCGGTAGAAGTACCGCTGACACCAGGCGAGTTGCTGCTGGACGGGAATCCGCTCGAAGTTCGTCGCGGTCGGCCCCTCCTCCAACTGGACGTCGGCCAGGTGCACCGTCCAGTTCTGGATGCCGATGTTGGACGCCCGAGCCGCCTGCGTCGACCCCGCCGAGAGCCAGAAGTTGATGGCCACCCACTCGCTCCCGCTGGTCCCCAGCGTCTTTCCGGACACCGCAGGGACCGTGAAGGTCGTGCTGTACTTCGACCACCCGGTGGTGACCTGGATGGGAATCACCGCCGCGAACACAGCAGCAGACGGTGAGCCTCCGGTGCCGAAGTTCTGCTGGACCTCGATTCCGATCTTGTTCGCGACGCTCCCGTAGGCCCAGAACGACAGGGTGACCTGCTTGCCCGCGAGGGTACGCACATCCTCGATCACGCTCTGGAGGACTACGTAGTCACCGGCAGCAGCCGTGTTGGTGACCGCACACTGCGCCTCGTACCTCGCGCCGCCGATGGTGGCTGAGTCAGTCAGAGAGAGCGTGTTCCGGGTCACGTTGATGAGGTTGAGCGCCGAGACGGCGACTAACCAGCCGTCCAGACCGTAGCCCGTGTTGAACGGTCCGTTCCCGCGCTGTGCGACCGAGAAGTCCCCGTTGCGCAGCGCGTTGCGGAAGCCGGTCGACCCGATGACTCCGCCGCCACCGCCACTCGACCCGGTGCTGGCGATGCCGGTGCCCTCGACGGTGAGCAGGATGCCAGCGTGCCCGCCGCCGTAGTTGTTGTAGATGCTCAACTGGCCGTTGACGACGCCGAGGCTCCGCCACCCCAGTTTGTACGTCTTGACCGTGCCAGGTGTCAGACCCCGCACGGGCATGGAGACGGTCGTTCTCTCATACCGTGGCCCGGCACCGATGGTGGCGACCGCGACGGTCGTGGTCCCTTCACGCACCGTCATCTCGTAGACCCCGGTGCCGGTGAACTCCATCAGCCCAGTGGCCGAGAAGATGATCTCCCCGGAGGAGGGCACCGTGAACGTGATGGCCGCATTCGCGGCATCGACGTCGGTGTCAACCCCGGTGGTCGGTGCGACGTACTGGGTGCCGGTCGTGACCTCCTTGAACCCGAGGAGAGAACTCGTGGTGTCAGCAAGCGCCTTGATGATGAAGGTGACCGCGAGAGTGGGGTGATGCATGGGGACGGTCGTCTGCGTACCGGCCTCAGCCGAGCCGTAGGCGTTCGAGGTGAAGATCGTGGTGTCCGTACGGAAGTTGACGTCGTTGCCAGACACGCCCCGAGCGAAACGGTCGTTGACACCACCTATCCCAGCAGTCCCGGAGGGAGCGCCGTGCGCGTGCTTCGGCAACTGCTGCGCAGTCAGCGTGGTCATCTCGTTGCCCCACTTGGTAGCGAGGCCGAAGTTGAGAGCGGTGCCCTGAGTCGGAACCACTGCACCGACGCCGATCGGAGAGCGCGCCTGGAAGTCAGGCAGGAAGTACGTCGTCCCTGAGTGGGTGCCGAAGGTGTCCCCCAGAGCCACCGCCAGGTCCGGGTAGGTCGTGGACAGGAACGTGCCACCGTTGCAGATCAGGTAGCCGCCCGGTGGTGTGGCTCCACCCCACATGCTGATCGTGCCGACCGGACCGCTGCCGCCGCCGCCACCAGCCCCGGAACCCACGACCGTCTCCACACCCGCCGCATTCAGGGTGTACAACTTCCCGTCACTGGTCTTGGCGTACAGCCGGACCGCGTCGGAGACCGGGACCGCAGGGGTCGCCGCGACCGAGCGCAGGTCGACGGCTCCATAGGTCCTCACTTCTTCACCACCGCCGTCAAGAAGTTCGTTGCCACATCGCTGTGCGAGCGCAGCGCGACGGTGTTCAAGTCCACGACCTTCCAGTCCACGTTGACGTTCTCCTTGCTGGCCGCCTCCTTGACCCACACGCCGACATCCTCGGTGCCCAGCGAATGCGTGATGTTGAGCCACGTCCCAGCGGTCATCGCAGGCACGGGGACCGTGTACGACGCCGCCCCACTGACCGTCGGGTCGGAAGACTGCACCGCCCGGATGATGAAGTTGATGCCCAGAATCGTGTGGGTGACGTTGGCGGGAGAGCCGCCACCGATGTACGTCGTGGGAACGCCAGACGAACCGGCGCTGTTGCTCCACTGCACGATGGTGGTCCCGTTCGCCCAGAACGGGCCACCCGCTTGCGTACCACCGTTGGTGACATTCTGGATGTGGGCGTGAGAGGGCATCTCAGCGACAGTCTGGGTGTGCCTGCTCTCACCGAACTTCTGACCGAGCGAGAAGGCGTACCCGGAGCCGTCATCCGGTGAGGGTGTGCCGGTACCGATCGGTGAGCGTCCCCGAAAGTCCGGCAGGTAGTAGTTGGTCCCGGAGTGGGTGCCGTAGGTGTCGCCGAGCAGCGTCGCCAGATCCGGGTAGGTCACCGAGGAGAACGTGCTGCCGTTGCAGATCAGGTATCCAGCCGGAGGTGTGGTGACAGGCCACATGTCGATCGTGCCGACCGGAGCCCCTCCGCCACCACTACCGATGGGCTTCCAGGCGCCACCACTCAGGATGTAGGTGGCTCCGGTGTCGGACTCGTAGATGATGTGGCCGTCGGACAGGCCGAACAGGCCCGGTCGGGTGGTCGAGGTGCAGAGCGTCTTGTTGTCGAGCGGTTGCCACTGCGCGGTGTCCCAGGCCTGCATGACCTTGTTGGTCTGGTTGTGGAACAGGTGACCTGCACCGGTTGGGTTCGGCGCCTGCAACGACCCGGCCTGATCGACGAAGGTGGCGACACGCCATGCCTGGGCGTCGGTTCCCAGCGTGGTGACCACCTGCAACTGGGTCATCATGTGGAACCGCCAGGCGTTTCCCTCGGTGATCTTCACCCATGAGCCACGCGCCACGGCTGCTGCGGTGTTGGCGTCGGAAGCACGCGCCCAAGCCCCGGCAGCCACCACGTAGATGCCGTTGTCGGCTGTGGTGGTCTGGTTGCGCACCAACACCCGATCACCGGCGACCAGGGCGACACCGTCGACGGTCTGGGTGCCGGACAGGGTGATGTTCGCGGTAGTCGCCGCTCGGACCGTTGCTCGCTGCAACGAGTCACCACCTCGACTGTCTACATAGTCCTTGGTGGTGTAGTGAGTGGGATCTGTGGGCGGCTGTCCCGAGATCGGGTGGTTAGCCAGGATGCTGTAGCCAGGACCCTGAGAACTGAGTCGGAGGGTCCCGTAGTCACCTGAGATCTTCGCGCCGTTCCAACTGATCGGGACGTCAGAATCGAAGTACAGGACCCCGGTCATGTAGTCGCCCGTGGTATTGACATAGAGCGAGTCCGCAGTCGCCTGGCTCAGGCCACCACCTGCCTTGCTGTCGACGTACTGCTTGGTGGCAGCCTCCATCGCTGCTACCGGATCAGCCGGTAGCACGACGGGGGTCAGGAACTTCTTGCTCACCCAGTGACCACGATCCTGTGCTCGCCAGCCGCAGTCGCCACGTTGAAGCGGACGGTCACATTGTTGGCGTCGGTACGCTCCACGTCGCAGTCGACAGTGTCCCAGGGCGTGGTGTTGCGGTAGACGTTGACGATGACGTCACGAGTGTTGAAGGCGTGGTTGACCACGGTGGACGTGGCAGCCGCTGTGGATGCCGAGATGACCCGGACGCTGGCTGTGTGCGTGTGATCGGACTTCGCTGCGGTGACCGCCGACCCGGTGCCCGCGTAGTTCACGCTCAGCAGGTCAGCGGCTGCGGTCAGCGATCCATCGGTGACGACGTTGATGGTCTGCCCGACCTGGGTCAGGCCGTTGCCTGCGTTGACCGAGCCCATGGAGGAGAACTGGGTCCAGGTGATCGCGGTGGTGCCCAGGGTGCCGCCCTGGTCGGCGGTGCAGACCCAGCCGGTCTCGGCCTGGTTGGAGCCCTGCTCGACAAACACGAACGCACCCGGAAACTCTGCCCAGGTGTCCAGGTCGGTCGCACGAACCCAAGTACCGTTAGAGCCCGATCCGACTGTCTGAACCGTGTAGATGCCGTTCTGCGACATGGTCGTTTGGTCTTTGACCAGCACCCGGTCGTTGACGACCAACGCGATGCCGTCGAGGGTCAACGGAGTACCAGTCGCCAGGTTGGCAATGTTTCCGGTGGTAGCCGCATGCACCGACTGCTTGGCGTCCAGGCCCTGAGCCACACCGTCGACGTACTGCTTGTTCGCAGCATCGGTGGTGGCGATCGGGGTCAGCACGTTGCGCACCAACTGACCGTTCATGTCGACGCTGTTGATCGCGACGTTGATCATGTCCAGGGTCCAGTTGCCGGGGATCGCCTGGCCCCCCAGGTTCCCTAGTGTGCGCATCGACGGGGTGGCGTTCGCACCGTCCTTGTTGGCCGCCGCGATGTCACCGTGGACGATCGTGCCGTCCAGGATCGCGGCGCTGGTGACCTTCCCTACCCCGATGGTCGGGTTGGGGTAGGTGCCAGTCAGGTCGCCACCGGCTGCACCAGAGGGAGCCCGTGCGTCGGTGAACCGGCTGTCGGCACCGGACGCGGCCTGGGTGGCTCCGGTGCCGATCGTGCGCAGCGACGGGACCGCGACGGCGCCGTCCTTGTTGGCGGCGTTCACGTCGGCGTCGGTGATGGTGCCGTCGAGGATGTGGTTGGAGGTGACCTTGCCCGCAGCGATCGTGGGGTTCGGGTAGGTGCCGGTCAGGTCTCCACCAGCCGCGCCGGAGGGGGGCAGTGTCGTGGGGAGCACCCCGGGTGCCAGGTCGCCAGCCACGATCGTGCCGTCGGCGATGTGGCTGGAGGTGACCTTCCCGACCCCGAAGTTCGGGTTGGGGTAGGTGCCGATCAGGTCGCCGCCAGCCGGACCACCCGGCAGGGCGGTGATCGAGGTGTGGGCGGCGTTGTCGTGGAGGGGGTTGCCGTGCTTGTGGTCGTTGCGGGCCACCGTGCCCCCGGCGCCGTCCGAGGCAACACCGCCGAACGTGGTCTCTGAGGAGACCGCCCCGAACCCCGGGAACGCCGAGGACCCGCCCGCCGCACTGATCCAGGACGGCGTACCGCCGCCCACCTTGCACCAGTAGAGGGTGCTGTCGGTGGTGTTGAAGTACAACTGGCCGACGACCGGGTTGGCCGGTGCACCGGTCAGGTTCTGGACGACGGCGTTCTGGACCTCGTTCTTCCCCATGTCCAGGTGGGTCAGGAACTTCCGTGCCATCGTGTGCTCCTCTAACTGAGGTAGGCGACGCCGCTGAATGCGCCGGAGAAGTCGAGGTTGAGTGAGTTGGAGTTGGTGTAGACGATCTCGCCCTCGACGATCGAGCCCGCCGAGTCGATGACGATGATGTTGGGGTTGAACCCGAGGTTGTGGTCGACCACCCAGTGCGCCGAGGCCGGTCCCTGGTGGTGGGTGTACACGGCACCTGCTGGACCAGGTGGTCCAGGCGGACCCGGCTCACCTGGAGGTCCGGTGGAGATGTACTCCCAGCCACTGGCGGTCTTGACCTTCGCGGCACCCATCAGCCGGTCACCTGCCTGTCGAGCGCGGTCTGGTACTGCTGGACGACGGCGTAGAGGTCGGCGTTCTCCTGATCGCTCAGGCCCGACCCGATCGAGGCGAACCCGCACGGCAGGTCGGTCTTGTCCACGAAGGTGTTGATCCCGCCGATCCAGACCGAGGTCGGCGGCAGCCCGATCGACGACGGCGTGGTCGTCTGGAGGTTGACGCCGTTGCGGTACGCGGTCTGTGAGGCCGGTCCGGTGCGGGTGGCGACGAACAGCCCCGACGACGCGGGCACGTTGACGTTCGAGGTGCCCTCCTCGGACATCCCGTAGTAGTACATCGTCGGCTGGTACCGGGCGATGACGTGGAACCGCGACGCCGCCGTGCCGGTCCAGTTGTAGCAGCCCATCTCGCACCGGGAGACCGGTGGCACGTCGGCGAGCGAGTAGAAGGCGAGGTGGGTGGAGTCCTGGGTGAGCAGGCCGAGCGGGACACAGTGGGTGTCGGCGTAGTAGCCGCTGGACACGTTGCTCTGGCCCTGCTGGTTGGCTCGGTACCCGAGGGCGGTGGAGTGGTAGCCGCCGTTGAAGGTCAGCCGGTAGGCGGCGTCGGCGTCTCTGGGGTCCTTGAGGTTCCACTGATGCAGGGCTGCGGTGCCACCGATGAACGGGTAGATGGCGAGCATCTTCGACCACAGGCCTCGGGCCTTGAGCCCGACGACCAGGCGGTCCAGGGGCTGAGCGTAGGAGGAGTCCAGGCCGGTGGCCGTCAGGTACGCCTGGGTGTCCGGGTCGTAGACGGGGGCCTGCGGGGTGATCCACTTCGCACGCAGGTAGTCCTCGACGCCCGCACGCTCGGTGGGGCTTAGACAGCGGTCGTAGAAGATCATCTCCCCGATCTGACCGTTCATCGCGTAGCCCGCTGGTACGTACCCTCCGATGTGCCACGGAGTCGTGGTGGGGGTGGGCGACCAGGAGGATTCGACCTCGTTCCCGTCCACCCGCAGACCCTGGCTGGCGGTGCTGGACTCGCACCACACGGTGATCATCTGCGGAGCACCGGACCAGGCGACACCGCTGTCCAGCACGGGGGTGGAGTAGGTGTGGATGGTCCCGTTGGGGTAACCGTACGTCTGCATGTACGGGTACTCCTCCTGGAGTTGGGTGGTGTGGTACGTCGCGTAGGAGTTGCCGAGGGTCTGGATCACCTGGAAGATCGTGCGGTCCCCGATGCTGGGCATCGCACCGGTCTTCATCGAGGAGAACGCGCCGAACTCCCCGAACCGCAGGGAGGCGCGCCCGTTGATCCCGTTGGCCCGGTAGGTGACGGTGCCCCGGTTGACGGCGGGGGAGAGGTTGTTGCCGGAAGCGTCAGCCCACACCGGCACCGGGGCGCCATCGGCCTTGCCGGTCATCTGGGTGGCATCGAGCCAGACCAGCAGCCCAGGGATCGACTTCGGTCCGGATGCCGAGGGTGGCCAGACATCTGTGCCCTGGTGCAGCGCGGTGACCGGGATCGTGCCGTAGCGGAGGGCGTGGGTCTTCATGATGGCGGTCATGTCCCACTCACCGTCCAGCCCTTGGCGGTGGCGATGCTCGGGTCGTCCAGGATTCCGCCACCCACCCCGGAGACAGTGATCGTCTGCCCGGTCACGGTCGGCAGTGCGGTGTAGATCGCATTCAGCCCAGCAGCGTCCATCTGGCCGACCACGGTCCAGGTGAACGCCGGACCCTTCCCCGGCAGGAACTTCAACTCACAGAGCCGGTAGCAGATGCCCAGCCAGGTGCCCAGGTTCGCGCTGGTGACGTTGGAGAAGTCGAGGTTGGTCAGCGACTCCAGCGAGCCACAGCCGCTGAACATGCTGAGCACGTTGACCGTCGCTGCGGTCGAAGTGAACGAGACCTTCCGCAACGAGTAGCAGTTCTGGCAGAAGCCGGACAGGGTGGTTGCTGCCGCAGTGTCCAGGAGGGGCAGCGTCTCCAGGGCCTGACAGCCGCTGAACGTGCTGGAGAGGGTCGCTGCCCCGGTCAGGCTGAACCCTGCTGGCAGCCGCTTCAACGAGTAGCAGTTGATGAACGCCGAGGCCCAGTTCACGATCGCCCCGGCTGGTGCGTTGAGCAGCGGGGCCTCGACCATCAAGGAACAGTTGGAGAAGAACGAGGCGACCGAGATGCCCGAGAGTGCGGTGAAGGTGATCTTCGGGAACTTGGTGATCTGGTAGCAGGCGGAGAAGAACGAGGCGCCCGAGTTGCCGTTGATGATCACCTCCCCGACCACCTCCCGCAACTGGTAGCAGGCGGAGAACTGGCTGATCGGGTTGGTCGTGGTGAACGGCTGCTTGAACTCCACCCGACGTACTAGCGGGCAGACCCCTCCCAGAGTCATGGTGGTGGTCTGGGACGACCCGATCACGACCTCCAGCACCGGGGACCGCCAGGTCTTGCTGGCGTAGTAGACCCCGGAGAAGTTGACGTTGTTCAGGATCGACGCACCCTGAGGGGTGATCGTGATCAGTGCCTGCTTGAAGCCCTCGGAGGTGGCCGGGCCGAGGGTGGCCGGGTCGTAGAGGTGGTTGATCTGTATCGTCGTGTTCGAGTTCTGCGGAGCGGTGCCGTCGCCCCAGTCCACGGTGTAGTTTCCTGCGCAGTTCAGGGTCATCACCCGGTTGGACTCCACCGAGGTGTCGGTCCCCACCTGGATCAACGCCTGGACCTTGTTCTGCCCGGCGACCACGGTCATCGGCAGCCAGTCGGCAGGTCGGGTCCAGCCCGGGTCGGCACCGAGCGACTTCCACCCGGTCGGGGTCAGGACGCTGACGCTCATGCGTTCACCCACAGGTCGTAGGTGGTGGCGTACAGCGGCTGCACACTGCCGATCCAGTAGACCGCTGCGGCCCCGGCAGGCCTGACGACGTTGTTGAGCGCACCGTGGTTGACGGTCTGCATCACGTTGGTCGGCGCCGGTGTACCTGGGTCACCCTGAGGACCCTGCGGACCGGGAACAGTGGACGCGGCCCCTGGGTCACCCTTCGGTCCCTGAGGGCCGGGAACAGTGGACGCGGCGCCTGGAGGGCCTGGGACGGTCGAGGCAGCGCCCGGGTCACCCTTCGGGCCTTGCGGCCCCTCAGGGCCAGTGAGCCCGACCGGGGGCGGGGCGTCGGTGATCACGTACAGGGTCTGCGGGTCCTTGACCGGCAGCGCGTCATAGGCGACCTGGGTCAGCGAGACGACATCGACCTGACCCTCCGGCCCAGGTATGCCCTGTGACCCCGGTGGACCGGGCACGGTGGAGGCGGCGCCCGGTGCTCCGGTGTCGCCCTTGTCGCCTTTCGGTCCGGGAACAGTGGACGCGGCCCCTGGGTCACCCTTCGGTCCCTGCGGACCCGGCACCGTCGAGGCTGCACCGTCGTTACCGGGTGCTCCCGGGGCTCCAGGAGGCCCTGGAGGTCCTGGCACGGTCGAGGTTGGTCCCTGCGGCCCTGGAACGGTTGAATCGGCCCCTGGGTCCCCCTTCGGTCCCGGAGGCCCTGGAACCGTGGATGCAGGCCCTGGGTCTCCCTTCGGCCCTGGAGGCCCCTGCGGACCTACGGAACCAGCCCCACCGGAGGTCGAGGCGGTCTCATCGTCGGTGTCGAGCCACAGGGTGCCCTCGGGAACACCGATCGGCTCGTCGTCCTGGACGTAGGGGAAGGAGGGTGGGCCGGGCACCGTGGAGGGTGGACCGGGCTCACCCTGGGGGCCGGGGACGATCAGGTCGACCCAGCCCCCGGAGGTCTTCAACCGGACCTGCTGCTGATTCGGTGCCATCGGTGCAACCTCCCTCCATCCCTTCGCAGGACTCAGGGGGCCTCTGGCAGCACTAGGCCGCTAGACCAGTGTTTTCCACACCGTGCCGTCCCAGACCATCATCGGCTGCTCCACCCAGGCTGAGCCGTTCCAGACCTTCACCGGCTTCTTCGTCCACTCATCACCGACCCAGATCTTCGGCTGACCACCGCGTGTGGCTACGGCCTTCACCGTCAGCGTCGAGTACCCGTACAGGGAGACCCTGGCCTGCTGGACCAGCCTGGCGGCAACGGTGGTCACCGACCTGGAGGCCAGGGTCACCGTCCCCACCCGCTCCCTGCCTCCCGCCACGAACAGGAACGAGGTCGTCACCAGGGGGACGGCAGAGATCCGGGTCACCATCGGTCCGACCACACTCAGCGTCGAGGAGGCGGTGAGCGCGAGGTCGGCAGAAAGGACGGCGAACCTGACAGCGGTCACCACGAGCGTGCTCTGGGTGGTCAGGGCGACACCACCCACGGCCTTCCTGTCCGTGGCGAGTGTCAACGTCGAGGTGCTGGCGAGCGTGACGGCACCAGGGGCGACCCGTACCCCTCCCACCGTCAGCGTCGAGGTGGCCGTCATGGACACGGCGCCGGGGGTGGTGCGGACACCACCGGTGCTGATCAGCGTCGAGGTGCTGGTCAGGGCTACCGAGGCGAACCTCGTGACCGTGACAGCGGCACCGCTGATCCGGCGCGAGGTGGAGGCGTTCGGGACACCGTCCCACACGCATCCGGGGGTGTCGCCGTCGAAGTAGGGCTCGACGGTCGGGCCGCTGGTGACGATCAGCCCGTCGAACCAGGCCTGCTCGCCACCCACGACGCTGCCACCGGCGACGTACGCCCAGCCGATGATGTAGACGTAGTCGGTGCCCGGTGAGACCACGAAGGTCTGCGAGATGGTCTGCCAGGAGTTGGCGGGCAGCCCGGTGTACAGATACCCCGACTGGGTGTCGACGGCGCCACCGGCAGCGGTCCTGGAGACCAGGTTCACCCGGCCCCGCCAGAGCGGCTGGTCGGCCATGATCTGGCAGGAGACGGTGATCGTCTCGCCCGGCGTGGCCCGGATGCGGTATGGGCTGGTTGATCCTGCTTGGGTCAGCGCCGGGCTACCGATGACGTTCCCCGGCGAACTGTCCCGCAGCGACTTGAACGACCGGGAGCCCGCGAACTTCGTGGTGTAGTCCCAGGACCCGGTGTAGGCACCGGAGGTGGTGGGGAAGCCGACCGCATCGTTCTCGAACGACGGGTCGAAGGTCCGGTTGGTCGCCAGCGTGGTGACGACCCCGACCGACAGGGTGGAGGTGGCCGAGAGGGCCACTGCCGCCTGCTGCGCTGGTCTCTGGACCCCGGTGAGCAAGAGGGTGGAGGTGGCGGTCAGCGAGACCACGGCCCGCTGGGTGGGGGTCAGCCACTTGACCCGCAGGTAGTTCTCCACCTGCTGCCGGTCGTTGTCGATCAGCCGACGGTTGTAGACCAGGACCTCGGCGACCTCGATGTCCATCGTCTCTGCGGAGGTGTTCTCGTAGCCGGAGATGCCCCAGCCGTTGAGCAGACCCTGTCCCGGACCGGGGGTGGTTTGCCCCATGAGCGCACCGTCGATGTAGAACCTGGTCCCACTCCCCATCGAGTCCGAGTCGGCCTCGTACATCCGCCACGGTCCAGGCGGTGTCCACATCCCCCAGGACTTCTCCGGACCGTCCACCCAGGCACCGTTGATGTAGGCCGTGTCCTTGCCGCTGGTGTGCATCCCGATCAGCAGGTTCGACGGTGGATACCGAGCAGTGAATGCTCGACCCACTCCCGGACCGATCCAGCGCACCAGATAGAGCAAGGTCCAGTCGTCCACCGGGTAGGGCCAGGTCGACTTGATCGAGCCCTCACTGGTCCTGAACCGGACCAGGTTGAGGGAGTTGAGGGTGTTGACCGAGATCGTCGGAGGTGGGCTGTTGTCGTAGGTGAGCACCGGCCCCGAGCCCTTGTTCGGCCAGTCGTTGACACTCCCGCCGCCCGGCAGTGTCGAGGCATCCAGCCAGGTCACCAGGCCAGGCAGGATGTCCGGGGCGAAGGCCTGCTCCAGCCGAGCCGCGTTCACCATCAGCGTCACGGTCGCAACCAGTGGCACCAAGGCCTGCGCCGTCTGGGACCCCGCCAGCGCCAACGTGGACACAGCACCCAGCGACACGACGGCGTTCTGGGTCCTGACCGCATCCACAGCCAGCGCGGAGGCAGCCGCCATCGAGACCGAGACCAGACGCAGGCGCTCCCCCGCGAGGCTCAGGGTCGAGGTCGAGGTCAGGCCGAGGGCCGAGGGCACGATGTTCGCCCCGGCCACTCCGGTGAGGCTCAGGGACGAGGTGACCACCATGGCCACCGACGCCTGCGGCGCCCGGACCGCACCCGGCGTCAGGATCGAGACGCCGGTCAGCGCCACGGTCACGTCCTGCTGGCGAGTGGCGACCACGGTCAGGGTGGAGACGGCTGTCAGCGCGGCTGAGCCGCCCTGGGCTCCCCGGACCCCGGCCACCGACAGGATCGAGAGCCCAACGAGCGGGACGGTTGCCTGTGCGGCACGGAGAGGAGCCGAGACAGCCAGGGTCGAGGTGGCTGTCAGCGCGACGACGGCGGTCTGGGTGACGCCCACCGGCGACACGTTCAGGTTGTCGATGGTCATCGTCGTGGTCGGCGTGGTGCTCGACCAGAACCCCGCCGACACCTTGACGACCACCGTGTCCGGGTCGAACGCCACCGGCAGGCTGCTGGTAGCCCGTGCGTACAGCACCGTCCAGGTCGCTGGCTGCCCGGAGGGGCTGTACTCCCAGTAGGTGGTCCCGGCTGTCTCCCTGAGTTGCAGGAACCGGTGGGTGGAGTTGACGTACGGGACGGTGCCGAACGACCCGAGGCCGGTGATGTTGGCGCTGATCTGACCCCCGCTGATGTACCACTGAATCTTGGAGGAGGCGCTGATGTTGTCCAGGATGAGCGGGAACGCCTCCCACGAGGTCAGCGCCTGGTTCCCGGCGTCGACGCACTCGATGAAGACCGACGAGTTCCGCAGCATGTACCGGTCGCCGTTGTCCATGCCGACGTAGACCGTGGAGTTGACCGCTGGGGTGAACTGCACCCGTCCGCCCGTGAACGTCACCCCGGAGGCCCACGGATACCAGGGCGGCTGCCGCATCGTGGTGAACGGGTCGGACAGCGTGCTGATCGGGGCCTTGATGACGGCACCAGCGGCAGAGAAGGTCGAAGTGGCGGTCAGGGCCACAGCGGCCTGCTGCCCCCGGACCACAGCGGAGGTCAGGGTGGAGGTCGCGACCATGGGGATGGCACCGAAGACCGCCCGGTCACCGGTGAGGGCCAGGGTGCTGGTGGCCACCAGGGAAATCACCGGTAGGGGCTTGAGGAACCCCTCCCACATCGCCGCGTAGGCCGTTCCCCCCGAGGACACCCCGCTGTAGGTGACCGAGCCGGTGCTCGCCGGGATGTCGGTGTCGGCGATGATGCCGACGATGTTGGCGGGGGTGGCCACGCCCTGGTCGAACGAGGCCCGTGAGGTCAGCGGTGCGGAGACCGAGTAGGAGGCCGGGGACGCCACCTGCCGGAACACCGAGATGAACACCCCCAGCGCCAGCGGGTCGGTGTTGGTGGTGACGGGAGCCGAGTGGGTGCTGGTGGCACTGTTGCCCGTCTCGATCTGCCCCGTCTCGGCCACGAACGGCTTGTTCGGGTCCACACCCCGGTAGGCCAGCACGTAGGTCGACCACTGGGAGGCACTGGTCTGGACGGCGGTGGGCGCGGTCTCCGACGCCGAGGCTGCGACCTTGCCGTAGATCACCAACTCGACGCCTGCCGGGTCGACCTCGATGTCGGTCTGGTCCTCGATCAGGGTCCAGCCCTGACCGCTCGGCTGGGAGGTCAGCGGGTTGGTCGACGCCTGCCCGCCGTTGTTCTTGAACAGCACCGCCAGCAGGTAGTCGTTCTTCGCGTAGCCGACAGGCATGCTGAACGTGATGCCAGCCACGTTGCCGGTGGCCCGGCTGGACACGGCCACGAATGACGACGGCAACTGCGCACCACCGGCGATGGACCCCTTGACCGTCAGGGTGGAGGTCGCCGTCAGTGTCACGGACGCCTGCTGGACCCCCTTGTTGAGGTACTCGATCGCGGCAGACCCGGAGGCGTTGGGCGTCCCCTGGAACGAGAACTGGTTGCCAGCAGTGCCGACATAGGCGGGAGCCGTGGTGGAGGCGATCGTCTCCCAGGCGCTGCCGACGGCACTGCGCTCGAAGTAGACGGTCCCGGCAGCCTCACGGAGCGCCAGGTACGGCTTCGCCGGGTCCCATGCGACCGAGAAGTTCAGGGACGGGGTGCCGCCGACGATCTGCTGGCAGGTGATGGTGCTGGCGGTGACGTTGAAGGAGAGGTAGTTGTTGGCATCGACCTGGAACCCGCAGAGCAGGCTCCCGGAGGTGAAGGTCTGGGCGACCCTCCAGAAGACACGGGCTCCGGTCAGCGAGTAGCGGGTGGCGGTGATCCCGGAGGATGCCGAGATGCCGCCGCCCAGGGTGAGCCGGTCGGGGGTGGCAGTGGCGGGTCCGGCCATCGCCCACTCGTAGGCGGTGAAGTCCTGGGGGATCACGGTGACGCTGGGCACGATCGAGGTGCTCAGGGACTCGATCCGGGTGAAGCCCTGCGGGGCGCCCAACCCACTCTGGGTGTCGAACTGGAGGTAGTTCGCGACCACCGAGGGGGACCCACTGCCGGAGGTCCAGAACGTCTCCCAGGCACCAGGCTGACCGCTGACGGACCGCTCGAAGTAGACGACGCCCCCGGACTCCCGGAACGACAGGAACTGCTTGGCCGGGTCCCAGGGGACGGAGCCAGATGCTGTCCGGTTGGACCCCTTCCAGTAAGCGGCCACCAACCTGGACGGGTTGCCCGTGAGCACCCACTGCACCTGGTCGCTGGTCCCGATCAAGGACGCCGTGAAGAGGGTGTCCTGGGTCTGGCCAGGGACCGAGGTGACCTGCCAGTACAGCCGGGCGCCGGTCAGGTCGTACTGGCTGAGGGTCAGGTCATGCGGGTCGTTCCAGGTGGCGTCCTGCTCGATGAAGGTGGTGCTGTACCTGGAGCCGCTACCGACAGAAGGATGTGACCAGTCCAGGTTGGTGAAGTCCTTGGGGATCAAGGTGACGCTGGCCATGACCGGGGTGTTCAGGGACTCGATCCGGGTGAACCCCTGCGGGGCGCCGGAGTTGCCCTGGGTCTCGAACCACAGAACGCCCGTGTTCACCACAGGGATCGCACTGGTGGAGGTGAAGGACGTGACCCAGGTGCCGGGCTGACCGGTGGCGGAGCGCTCGAAGTAGACGATGCCTCCGCTCTCCCGGATCGACAGGTAGGGCATGGTCGGGTCCCAGGGCACCGAGGGGCCGTAGGTCCAGACGTTGGCCTTCGCGTAGGAGGGGGTCAACGCGGACGGGCCGCCCTGGATCGTCCATTCCAGCCGGTTCGTGTTCAGGGTCTGGGGCGTGCCGAACTGGAAGGAGACGGTGGTGTCCTGGGTCTGGTCGGGGACCGAGGTGACCTTCCAGAACACCCGGGCACCGGTCAGGTCGTAGGTGCTCTTGGTGTAGTCGTCCGGGATGTCCCAGGTGGCGTCCTGCTCGATGAAGGTGGTGCTGTACCTGGTCAGGCCCTGGACGGCGTAGTCGTGCGCCCAGTCGCCAGCGGTGAAGTCCTGGGGGATCTCGGTGACGCTGGCTGACTTGACGATCCTGATCTGCGGCGACGACGGATAGGTCATCCCTGTCGTCGCGCCGTTGCGGAGCACCCGGAACCACAGCAGGGTGTCAGGGGTCAGGTCGGCGGCCTTGAGGGTCAGCGAGTACAGCAGTTCGGTGCATCCGGACGCCGCCCAGCCGACGTCATCGGCGAGTCCGTCCTTGGAGACCTTGCCCGGGCCGAAGGTGCCGGTGCCACCCGTCAGACGACGGGTGGTCGGGGCGGCATCGGTCAGGCTCGGGGAGGCGTAGGGGACGGCGTTGCTCCCACCGGTGGTGTAGACCTCGAAAAGCGAGTCCTGCGAGGCGTTGGCGTGCCAGGCATAGTCGTAGTAGATGAGGTTTCCGGGGTGGGTGGGCGCCGTGTTGTCGATCCCGAACGAGATCGTGTTGCTGCCCGGCGTGTTGTTGTTGGTCAGAGCGAGGCAGTAGGGAGTTCCCGAGACCAGCATGTAGGGGTCGAAGTCGAAGTACACCCACCCACGGGTGGTGGGGAGATTGACGGCCTGCATCAACTGCTTCGACTGCGCCACCTGGTTCTGTGGGGTGCCGGTCGACCCGAACACGTTCTTGTGGGTGTAAAGGACGGCCTGGAGGTTGCCGACCGGGGTGCCTGTCTTGCTCAGCCAGAACCCGGCCCGGGACAGCGGGGTACCGGTCCCTATGAACGTCTGTCCGTAGTTCGGCAGGTTGGAGTCCAGGAAGACCGACGCGCTGTAGTTGCTGCTCGGGTAGGTGTCCACCAGCACGGAGGCAGACGAGGGCATGACGTTGATGTACGGGTTCTGGCCCTTTGCCACCTGCAACTGCCAGTCGTCGGTGGCAGGAACTGCAACCCCAGCCGTCTCCTGGAGCCGGATTCTGAGCCCGAGGCTCACGTCCCCGTTGGTGAGGTCGACATTCAACACAGCGGACTGGGGACCGAGGGCAGCAGCCCCCGCCTCGGTGCCGTCGGCGTAGAACCCGTATGCCGCCTGAGTAACCATCAGTCACCCCTCTCTCGGGGTGGCGGTCAGGCCAGTGCGGAGGTGATCGCTCCGGAGGCGAAGGACAGGGTGTCACCGGCAGCCATGCTCTTGGAGGCCGCCAGGCTGCCGTACTCCATGCGCCGGAAGGAGCCACCGCCCTCCCAGATGTCCACCGAGGTCACCGTCTCCGCACGCGGGTAGTTGGTCACCTGGGCGACGGCGTTGGTGGCCTGGGACCCGGCAGCCGCAGCACCCCAGGACAGGGTGATCCGACCACCCGTGCCAGCGACGTAGCCGCCACCGGTGCCCACCTCGGTACCGGCTGCGGTGGCATTGCCGACGGCAGTGTTGATCGACATCTTGCTGCCACCGGTCAGCACGGCAGGAGCGGCCCCACCGTGCATCCAGGTGAGCAACTCGTTGGCCCTGGTCTGGTCGAGCGCCATCTCACTTCTCCTTCGTCAGGTGGGCCAGGAGGTCATCGCCCCGCAGGGTCTTGGCGCCCTTGGTCACTTGGTCGCAGGTGCCGTCCGGGCACCCGGCCTCTCGGCAGCAGTCCATGTGCCGCATGATCGTGCTGCTGTCCTGGATGTGGGTGACCACGGCTTCGATCGTGGCCGCGTCCCCGGTCCTCTTAGCGCCCTCGATCATCTTGACGGCGATCTCGGAGTCGGTCGACCCATCGCCCACCGCATATGCGAAGACGTGTCGCGGGTCGGTGTCGACCTTTCCGCACACGTCGCACCCGCGCATCGGGCGTGCCTCGTCTGCCATGGCTGTGCTCTCCTCAGGTGGTGTCGACCCAGATGTCGTTGGTGTCCGGGTTCGGGGGTGCTGCGATGCTGACCGTAAACCTGCTGGAGCCCTGGATCGCAGGAACGGTGGAGTAGACCCAGATGTCGTCGGGCATGGGGCCGGAGGGCGCGGCTGGGCCGACGGTGATCTTGCTGGTGCTCCCGGCCATGGACACCCCGGTGCCAGGCTCCCCGGTGACCACGATCTGGTCGGTGTCGATCCAGATGGCGCCCTCGTCGGCCACGGTCGGCTCGTACGGCTGCTCGTAGACCTCGACCGCACCCTCCGGTCCTTCCGGCCCCTCGGGTCCTGGTGGACCTCGCAGCCCGCTGTCGCTCAAGACTAAAAAATCTGCTCCGCCGAGGGAGTCGGTGACCTGGGTGGCCATCTCCTCGTCGAAGATCAAAACATCTGCCTCTTCCTCGACCAGGGTCAGCAGCAGGTCCCCGTCGAAGACCAGCACCGAGATCACCTGGCGCTCGGTCAGGTACGGCGCCACCGGCTCGTCGATCACCAGCAGGTCTCCGGGCACCGACCGACTGCCCACCGCCGTGGGGTCGAAGTCGTCGATGATCAGGGTGCTCATGGCCCCACCGACGCATCGTCGCGGGTGACGGCGGGCGAGATGTTGGCGTTGCCCTCCAGCAGCCGGTGCTCGATCTCACCGGGGTCGTAGACCTTGAGGTCGTAGACGCCGTAGGTGATGTCCAGCAGGTCGGTGTCAGCGGCTGAGAGCAGGATGTCGACCCGCCCGTTGGTGGTGTCGGGGTCAGCGCCCGGGTTGTCGGGGTCGAGCCCGAAGACGATCAGGCCGTTCTCGGTGGTGGCGGTGATGATCGCATCGGACTCCACCGACTCCCTGATCTGCATCCGGCCCCTCCAGCCGGTCAGGTCGTAGGGGAGGCCGGGCACCGGCTTGCCGTTGGAGTCCCGGACGATGTTCCCGCCGATGTCCTTCTGGGGGTGGTACCAGAAGAAGCCACGGCTGAACGTGGCGCCCTGCTCGATGTAGAGATCACGCTTGGCTGCTGTCATCGGTACTCACCTCCACCCAGCATCCTTAGTACCAACGAGACCAATACCGGGGCCTAGCGGCCACGCTGCCTGCTATGCGCGTCGGCCCGTACCGGCCATAGACCCCACCGGAGACCAGCACCGCAGGCCGCCCCAGTCCCATGTTGGCGATCTTGAACGTCTCCAACTGCTTGGCGAGCATTCCCTCCTCGCCGCCGTTCGGGCCGCCGTAGAGGACCTCCTGCCAGCGCTGCATGTAGTCGCGCCGGTCCAGCCTGGACACAGCCCCGGAGCCCATGAAGTTCGGCTGCTCGACGTAGGAGCGGACCAGGTGCTTGAGCGACTCCACCCAGGTGGCGGTCTCCAGCAGCGGTCCCCACGACTCGACCGGGAAGGTGCCGCCGCCCTGGCCGTCGTTGATGGTGTAGGTCGAGAACGGCTGGGCGGCGGTGTTCAACCGGCCCACCGCGATCTGCATCAACTGGGCCACCCGGCCCCGCCCGAAGTGGGTCTGGAAGTAGGTCTGGAGGTGCGGGCCTCCGGTGGGGTGGTCGAACAGGTCGGCCACCCTGACCCACACCGAGTCCACGATGTCCTTCATCGCCGGAGCCAGCGAGTCGTACTCGGGGGCGGACTGCCCGATCATGGCGTAGGTCTGGTACCGCTGGTCCTCGCCGTCGATCTGGTAGGTCCACAGCAGGGTGTAGAGGCCCACCACGGCGCTCTCAGAGGCGTCCAGGGCCGTCTCGTAGGTGCCGACGGCCACATGGTCCACCTCCCGCGTGAAGACGGTCCTGGGGGCCGTCTTGGAGGCGTCAGCAGGGTTGGGTGCGTCCTCCTGGACCAGGGAGAGGAAGACTCCCGAGCCGAATACTCCTGGGGTCGTCGGGTCCTCGACCCCCAGGTCCGCGTCCCCGGGCACCCCGTCCTTGTGGATGACAAGGCCCAGCACATCAGTCGCATATTGCGAGATGTACTGACGCTCGCGGTAGTCGGCGGGGAGCGAGAGCATCAGGCGTCCGTGAAGATCACTTGGCACTTGATCCCGGTGAACATGATCGCGTCGTTGGTCCTGGCACCGGTGGACACCCTGACCTGGATGGTGACGGGCGAGCCCTTGGCCAGGCCACCCCGGTATCCGAAGAACGGGCACATCAGGGCCACCATGCCGGAGGCCCCGTTACCCGCGTCGCCGAAGCGCACCGTGCTCGTGTCATCGGCAGTCAGATCGGCGTCGAGGCCGTTGATGAAGGGCTTGTACAGCACATCCTGGGCGAGCCCCGTCTGCTGCGACAGCCGGGCCGTCCCCATGATGACGATGCCTCCGGCCCGGGGCATGGTGAGCGTCCACGGGCTTGCCGGGTAGTACTTCGAGACGTTCTTGGGTACCGAGTCGTACCCCGTGTAGGAGAAGTAAGTGGTGAAGGCGTACTGGCGCAGCGGCACCCAGGATGTGCCCTCGCTGGCCACCAGGCTCCGGTCGGCGACCTGGTAGAGCAGCATGCCGCCCCTGGTGGCGTCGGTCAGTGGCCTGCCGGTGGCGCCGGGCACGATCTGGACCCCGGGGAAGTTGTCCAGGATTCCCCAGTTGGTCTCGAAGTCCGTGCGCTTGAAGGCCTCGTAGCCATAGGGCTTGAGCAACTTGAGTCGGGTGGTGGTATCCGGCATAGCGATCCTCTCGGGCGGGTCCTCATCCCTTCGTGGCCCTCAGGCAGCCCTCGACAGCAGAGCCTCTCTGGCCTCGATCTCCTTCTTGTGCCGCCTGCGCATCTTGGCCTGTTGGCTGGGCGTCATGCCAGCCCGCATCCCGTACCTGTCCGGGTGCACCATGGCATCCCAGAAGCACTCCTCCTGGACCGGGCAGCCCCGGCAGACCTGCCGCACCCGTTCCTGGCGGAACTGGGTGTTCCTGCGCAGCAGAGCCGCTCTCTCCTTGCTCCGGTCCGAGTCGGTGCTCCAGCCCTCGGTGAAGAACAGGTCCGGGTCGTACTTACGGCAGGCGCTCTGGTCCATCCACTCCTTCATGACGTCACCTCCACCCTTTCGGAGCGGAGAGACTGCCCCCGACAGCACGAGGCCCCCACCGCAGTCGAGAGATGGGGGCCTCGTGCTCCTTGGGAAGGATCAGATGGGCGTAGCCGCCGTCGAGGTCCTGGACGCACCAGGTCCCCGGTTGCTCAACGGGGTCACGGTGGCCGTGGTCGAAACCTTGGCCTGGCCGGTGAAGGTGGTGGTGAGCACCGTGCCCAGGGTCACCTTGGCGCCGTTGGACAGGGTGACCTTGTAGCCGGTGACCGGGACCGGTGGGGTCTTGGCCGCAGGTGCGGTCCAGTCGACCTTGAGTTCGCCCCCGACCGCCGTGGCCGCAGCAGCGATGGTGGCCACCTGGTTCGGACCGTCCGTCGTGCCGTCCGGGTTGTACTGCGGGTTCGGGTCCACGACGGCGGTGCTCGCAGGCCTCGTGGCATGCGTGCCGTCCAACTCGTAGCGGTCGTTGACCGTGTCGAACGGCTTGGGCACGACCTCTGCCGACCACGGCGAGTAGGCGCTGGAGCCGTTGTCGTTGAGCGCCGAGACCCGGAAAACGTAGGTCTCGCTGGGGGTCAGCGTCCCCATCACCACCGAGGTGGTCGCCGGTGCCGCAGCGGTGGCTCTCGGTGCCCACTCGGTCCCGACGGAGTAGACCTTGGCACCCGCACCAGGGGTCTTCGTGGTCGCGACCCGAGCGCACTCCACCCGGTAGCCGGTGATCTTGGCGTTCACCGGGTCCGTCACCTGGGCGAAGGTCACCGTCACCGTCAACGGCGCCGTGACCGCCACGGTCGGCGCTGCCGGAGCCACCGTCGGTGCGTTGTTGGAGGTGGTCCTGAGCACGACCTGCTGGTTCACCGTGTCCAAGGTGCCGGACATCTTCTGGTTGAGGTCGGGCCGTGGCAGGCCGTCGGAGATCGGACGATCGGTCCAGGTGGTGTCGAGGTTGGTGCCCGAAGGCCCCAGGCTGGAGACCCGGTAGGACGGGTTGGCCTGCACGATCGGACCACCGGAGAGAGTGGTGTCGGTGGTGCCGGTCATCATCAGCGCCGGGTCAGTCTCGCTCATGGGTGCCCGGTAGGCCCTACCGGCGCCACCGACCCCCTCGGTGTCGAACGGGGTGCTCGGAGCCGATGGCGGGTTGTAGTTGCCCGGGCCGGTGCTGACCGGAGAGCCCCCGGCCAGCCTCTGCCCGGTCCCCTCGGTCTCCCTCTCGCCGTCGTAGAGGAAGGCTCCGCTCTTGTCCTTGGTTCGTACCTGATCCTGGGTGTAGGCCGCCGCGCCGAGGCCGCCCACCACCCCGGTGGTGTCGGTGGTGCCGGTGATGTCAGTCGCAGCCATGTGCCTGCACTCCTAGCCGTTGAAGGATTCGAGCCACGAGACCAGTGTGCTCCTGTTCCTGCCTGCCTCCTCGGCAGCAAGAACCGTCTCGACAGAGTCGGGGAAGGCCTCGACGTGAGACTTGACCTCATCCACCGTGTAGTCCCCGGGGTCGTACGGAGAGTCCGCAGAGGCCTCGTCATCAGGAGTCTCGTCGGTGGTGATCGTGCCGGTGACTTCACCGGTGACCTGGCCGGTGAAGGTCTCCTCGGCAGGAGCACCCTCGGGGTCGGTCCCCTCAGCGGGAGCACCCTCGGGGTCGATCTCCTCACCAGGAGCATCCTCGGCCACGATCGGCTGCCGCATGGCCTCGTCGCCCTCGACGCCCGCGTCGACTTCCTCGTCGTCGAGGGGCTCGGAGACCGCAGGGATGCCGGGCTCCGTCGGTGGCGGCTGGTTGATGATGTTCTCGGCGGCATAGACCGCGTGAGCCTCGGTGTCCTCCTCGTACGGAGTGACCTCGGCAGGGTTGGGGTCCGGCTCGGCGTCCTCGCTGTCGGAGGCCAGTTCCTCCTTGTGCGCATCCACCCGGTCCTGGATCTCCAGCGGGTCGCCGTAGGCCGGGTTCAGGCTGCCGTCGTCCTTGTACACCCCGAACGTGGCATCCGGGACGTCCTCCGCCCGCTCCTCGTCGGTCTCGTACTCGCTCTCGTACTCGGTCGACTCCTCGGACGTGGCCTCCGGGACATCCTGCGCCCGCTCCTCGTCGGTCTCGTACTCGGTCGACTCCCCGAGGGTGGGCGCATCCGGGGTGGGCTCGTCGGTGTTGTCCGGGGTGGGCTCGTCGGTGTTGTCCGGGTTCTTGACCATGGTGAGGCTCTCTTTCGTGGTGGCGGGCTACTGGTTCTGACGCTCGGGACTGCCCATGGTGACTCTGGTCCACTTCTTGACGTTCACGGTGCCCTGCTGCTCCTCCGACGGGATGTACTGCGGGGCCAGGGATGCGTGGGTGGGGCACAGTGGCGGCTTGTCGTTCTTGGTCTTCTCCCGGACCATCACGTCGGCCCCGCACTGACCCTGGCCACGGCCATCAGGGCCGATGCAGGGCAGCACCACCATGTCGTTGCCCTGGGGCTTCTCGATCGTTGCGGCGATGGCCTGGCCGTCGCTGTTGACGCGGGCTCGGAAGGCAGCGTTCTGACGCTCGATGGCGGCGTTGAGGTCGGGGTTGTCGTCAGGGTTCTCGATGACGATCACGCCCCGGTTGATCAACTTGATGAAGGCGACCGACGCTGCGACCGACTCCGGCACGATCTGGACATCGTTGCCGGTCGAGTCGTTGGCACCAGCCCACTCCACGTACTCAGACCCCTTCGGGTCCGAGGACAGCACAACCACACGGGGCTCCGTGTTTCGTGCTACCACCTGCGTCGTCAACTGCATGGGAGCCTCCTCAAGGCTGATTGTCGTTCCACCCCTTCCCAGGGCTCAGCCAGCCTCAGACAGCATCACTGCCCGTCCTGCACACACACCTCGATGAACAAGTCCCGGTCGATCGGGGCTCGCTGGTGGACGGCCACCACCTGGAAGGTGAAGCCCGGTGAGCAGGCACCCGGGGGTGTGCTGGGACCCGCTGGACCTGGTGGGCCTGGTGAACCGGGGGGTCCCTGCTGGCCGGGTTGACCCGGTTGTCCATCCTTACCGGCATGCCCTGGAACCCCACGCGGTCCGCGTCTGCCGTCCTGGCCCGGCTTTCCCGGTGGACCCTGTTCTCCGCGCTGGCCTTGCTGGCCATTGCTGCCTGGCTGGCCTGGGCCACCTTGCGGCCCCTGGACTCCTGGGACACCCTGCTGTCCTGGCTGGCCATTGGCGCCGTTGCCACCATCGGCTCCATCGCGACCTGGCTTACCTGGCTGGCCTGGGACACCCTGCGGGCCAGGCGGGCCAGGCGGTCCGGAGGGTCCTGAGGGTCCGGGAACCGGTGATGGTGACGTGGAGGGTGGGGATACCGACGAGTCCGCGTGTGCCACCAGGACCGGGATCATCAGCGCCCCGGCGAACGAGACAGCGGTCAGCACACCGGCCACGGTGTAGCCGACGACGGGGTTCGACGTGATTCTCATGGGTGCGTGGGTGGTGGAGGAGGAGGCTCCTCCTCAGAGTTCTTCCTGGACGTCATCTCGGTACGCCCGGCCAGGAACCCGGCGATCACACCGATCATCGTGTTGATGATCCCGGTGATCCGGGAGACCCACAACGACAGGTCCTTGTTCGGGTGCACGAACGCGATGATCGCCACGACCAGCCCGGAGGCGATCAACGAGAAGCAGACGGTGAGCGTCAGCGACAGGATCAAGATGTCGCCGGTAGGCCGGGCGAACATGACCTCCCAGAGCCTTGGACGACGTGAGGACCTCCGAGGGGTCCTCCGAGTCATGGGCGTCGGTGAGCGTACGGGAAGATCAGCAGCAGCAGGATCACGATCTGGAGCACCAGGATGATCCAGGTCAGGGTCTTCACGTCCATGGGGTCCTCCTTCCCTCACTCCTTCACGGGCCTCCGCCCCCCACAGACAGCAAGAGGCCCCCTGTAGTCGGGGGCCTCTTGACTGATCTGGGTCAGGACTTGGTGATCGTCGCGATCCCCCGGGGGTTCAGGATGGCCATGGTCACCATCTCGTCGAACACCCAGCCCTTCCAGAAGGCCTCGACCATGTGGTTCTCCTCGACATCGAGGGAGTAGAGCACCGGGAAGACGCCGAGGAAGTTCGGCTCGGGGGTGAGGAAGACCTTGCCCTGCGGGACGATGATGCTCCGCTGGATCTGGAACTCACCGAACGAGGTGATGGTCTCGCCCGCGACCACACGGTCCTTGAAGGCCCAGCCGGTCTGGTTGATGTCCCAGCGGTACAGGTCGCGGAAGTCGAACGGGTTGATCAGGATGCGGGCCGACTGGAGTTCGTGCAGGTCGGTCATCGCCACGGCGCTGTAGAGGGCGCCCGGCGTGAGGTAGCCCGAGGCCTCCAGGATGTCGTGGTTGGGAGTGACGACGTGGTCTGGCCGGGTGGAGTAGTCGGTGGCCGCCGCCTGGAGGATCACCAGGAGCCGCGAGTCCTCCTGCTTGAGGATCGCCTGCTTGGTCTCGTCCTGAGCCTGCTCGACCGCGTTGATCCGGAGGTAGAACAGGTCCTCCTTGCGGATCGCCGGACGCGAGGCGATGCGGAAGAACCGCACCGGGACGCGCTTGCCCTCGAACGGGGTCACGCGGACCTCGCCCTCGGTGCCGGACATGATGTAGGCCTGGCCGAGGTCGTCCCACACGTCGTACTCGACCGGGGTGCCCGGGGTCACCGGGTCCTCGACGAGCACGTTGCGCGTGATGCCCTGGTAGCGCAGTTTGAGTTGGATCGGGCCGACCATGCCGACGCCGAGCCGCTTGATGCCGTTCACCTCGTCCTGGAGGACGAGCGCCATCTTGCGGACCTTGGCCTCGTGGGTCAGGGTCGACCCCTTCTCGCGGCGCTCGATGATCGAGGCCACGTAGTCATCGGACTTCTTGGCGATCCGGCCACGGAGAGCCCCGCCCGCCAGTGTCATCTGCGACATCGCTGTGCTCCTGTTCTCTCCTGGCTTACGCCAGGCCGCCGATGGTGATCTTGGTAGCCGAGTTGACCTTGAGCAGCCGCCCGACCGTGGCGCCGGTGATCGCGGCTGCGGGGACCAGCAGGCCCTCCTTGCCAGCCGTCGCACCGGCGTTCACGTACTGCGCGGTGGTGCCGGTCGGCTGGGTCCAGGTGGCCGAGGTGTCGAACGCCGGGGCGAGGACCTCGGCCTCGGCGTCGGCGGCCATCACCCACACGGCGAAGGCGTTGATGCCCACGTCGAGGGGCTCGTCGATGCCGTCACCACCGACGTACAGCGCCGAGAAGCCGTACGGGACGGTCGGCGCGGTGATCGAGGGGGGTCCGGCACTGGCCTTGCCAAACAGCGAGACCAGTTCGGGGCCGGTGAGTGACATCACCATGCCGGGGAAGATGTTGACCGAGCGGTCCCAGCCGGGGTCCAGGAAGACGCTCTTGGGCGTCATCTGGGTCCAGCCGTACAGAGGCCGGAACGTCCTCTTGATGTAGGACTTCGCGAGTCGAGTACGAAGCATTGCGTTTCCCTCCGGGTTCAGAGATGGCCCCCGGTGATCCGGCTGCCGTGACCTGCCCTTCCAGCCCTTCGGAGGGCTCAGGGCGTCTCAGACAGCAACCCAGGCCTGAGAACATGACGAAACCCCCTCCGGAGTGGGGGAGAAACCGGAGGGGGTTTGCGCCAACAGACCCGGATGGAGAAGAGGGAGAGCCACCTGCCCCGCCCCACCCGGAGACCTACGACAGGAACAGGTCGGCGTCCCTGGTGTCATCATCCACGGCACTGACCCCGGCCTCAGTCGTGAGCCCCTCGCCACTGACCAGGGACGGGGTGGTGCGCTGTACGGAGGCCGAGCGGGGCACCGCCGCAGTCGGGCGCTGAGTGCGCCTGGAGGCGGCCTTCATCACACCGGACAGGGTGGTGATCTCCTGCTCGATTGCCCCGGTGGAGAGGCCCTGGTCGCCCTCGATGGTGGCTGCCACCGAGAGTTCCTCACCTGAGGCGGTGCCCGCCTGGAGCCGCAGTTTGGCCAGCCGGATGGAGGCCATCGTGCGGTTGGACGCCTGGGCCTGTGATCCCTGGGCGTCCGGCCCCAGGGTCCACGGGTAAGCGCGCTGGGGGTTCATCGGGTCACCGACACGCACGTCGACCTCGGTGCGGGTCTGGTCGTTCGGGACGTGGGTCTGGGTGCCCTCGATCGGGGCCTGCACGTCCACCAGGTCGGTGTAGGGAGCCGTCGGCAGGGTGGCGCCGGGGTCCATCGGGGTGCCGGTGGCCTCGGCTGGCAGTTCCTGCACGGAGCCGGGGGTCTGGCCGGGGTTGAGCGGGCTGTCGTACGCCTCGGGAGTGGCAGCCTCCTCGGTGGTCTCCGAGGGGGCGGTGCCGCCCGGATCGGGCACCGGCTGGCCCGGGTTCTCGATGTCGGCGGCCTTGCGGAGCGCGGTGACCTGCGGGGTGATCCCGGCCACCCGTGCGATGTAGTCGATCACCAGGCCCTGAGTGGCCACAGTTCGTCGAAGTCTCTCGATGACCTGCTGCTGCTCAGCGAGTGCCTGGGGGAGTGGACGTCCCATACTGGATACTCCTTCTGGGTGGGCCTCGCCTCACGCAAGGCCTGTCATCCCTTCCCAGGTCTCAGCGACCGCGAGACAGCATCATGGGCAGTGGCTGGGGTACGAATGGGGCATGAGTCCTCTGATCTGGGTCATCGTCATCGTGCTTGTCGTCGTACTGGTCCTCGCGCTCGCACGCGGTCGCCTCTGACGACACCGCTTGACTCGGCTCCCCCTCACCCCTACCTTGTTCACCAAGGCTTCTTGGGAGCCGCACACACATAAATAGATCAGGTCTTCTTCGGCAGGAGTGCGCCATGAACGTGCTCAACACCGAGCACTCAACCGAAGGAGAGCCGCATGAGCAAAGCAGTACACCACTCCGCTTCATCTGACCCTGTAGGCACGGTCGGCGAGGCCCGCGACTGGCTGAACGACGAGGTGCTGCCCGACAAGGCATCACTCTCGGCCAGTCCCACCGGGATCGACCACGACCAGGTTCAGTTCGGGGCAGAGTGGACCACGATGGAGTTCGCCGATGGCGAGCCCGGCCAGGTCATGGGCGGGTAACTCCCAGCACAAGACACGAAGCCCGGGTCCGGGGGGTCCCGGGCTTCGTGCTGTCTCAACGAGCCATCGCTCCTGGCTGCATCTGCTCGGCCTGCTCGATCTCCCCCGGCGTCATCAGCGTCGCCTTCTGGCAGTTGGGGCAGATGTCGCCCTCCAGCATCCCGTCCCCGGCGTCGGCAGGAGCAGCGGCGTTGCCCGGCGTCGAGGTCGGGCTGGCCGCACCGGCCTCGAACCCACAGGCCGGGCAGAACAGGTCGGCCACGGAGTCACCGGGAGTACCGGGCAGGCCACCGCCCTCCTCGTCCTCGGTCTCCTCCTCCAGGCCGTCGACCTGCTCACCGGGCTCCGCAGGCGACTCGGGCTCGGGGGCGTTGGGTCCCTTGGTGAACGGCTCCCCGCCCTGGTTGATGTGCTGGGTGGCCGCCTCCGGGTCCTCGGGGCCGCCGACCACATCGCCGTCCTCGTCGACCTCGTCCTCGTCGACCGGCTCGCCGACATCTCCGAGGCCCCGGACCTCGCCCTCCACGACGCCATCCTCGCCCTCCTCGTCGGTGGGCTCATCGGCCTCCTCGCCCTCGGCACCGGGCGCCACGTCACCGTCCTCGTCCACCTCGGACTCATCGACCGGGGGCAGGTTGGCGCCGACGTTGGGGTTCTGGTCGTTGGGATCGCCGGAGGCCGGGTCGGCCCGCAGGTCCAGCAACTTGGCGGCGTCCAGGTCCGGGTCCCGGAACATCTTGGGCGGGGTGACGAACCCGCACACCTGGCACTGGTCGCCGTCGAAGGCGTCGTTCTCCCCGCACACCGGGCAGGCGTCCTCGCGCAGCGTGTCCACGTTCACCGGGGCCTTCACCTCTCCGTAGGCCAGCACCTGGAGCCCGGCGATGTAGCGACGGGTCAGGGTCTCCAGGCTGGCCAGGCCACCGTGCCGGGTGATCCGGGCGTTGCGGACCAGTCCCTCGCCGCCGCAGTTCTTGCAGGGCTCCCGGTGCTCCCAGGGGTTCACGCCCGGGGGCACCGGCCCTGTGGCACGCACATCGCCTCTGCCCTTGCAGGACGGGCAGGGCACGTTCGTCGCGGGCTTGGTGGTGCGATCCAGCCAGTCGTCGAACGACTCGCCCTCGCCGGGCATGTCGTGGTGGCTGAACCCCATCCCCGCGCTGTCGCCCCAGGAGTCTGCCCCAGCCGGACGCCGGTTCTCCTGCTCCAACTGGCGGCTGATCTCCTCGTGGGTGGACTGCTGCTCGTGCATCGGGGTCGGCGGCTCGTACGGGTGCTGCTGACCGAAGGGCTCGCCTCGGAAGTACAGGCCGTTGGCCCCGCTGTAATCGGTCCCGGTGTCGTAGTAGTTCCGGCTCGGACGGGAGCGCGGAACGCCCTGGGGGTGCTCGGGGTTGAAGCCACGGGCCTGCGGGGGAGCAGCCGTGGTGCCGCTGTGCTCGACGGCGTTGTCGTGGACCTCGCCGGAGTGGTGGTTGATCGTGAAGCCGTCCTCATAGGGGTGCAGCACGGTGTCGGTGTGCAGCCCGTACTTGCCTCGGGTGGGCTCGGTCTCCCGACTCCACCCCTCCTGGCCCCAGTGGTGCTCGGGGTAGATCGAGCCACCCGAAGGGTTGTGGGCGATCACCCGCTCCGGGGCGCCCGCAGCCTTGGACGGGTTCCGCATCAACTTCATGTTGGACGGCAGGAAGGCGTTGATCCGGGACCGGGTGGTCGAGGAGTCCCAGCCGCCCGTGTCCACCGTGATGTCGCCGTTGTCGCGGAACCCCATGATGTTGGTGTCGTGGTGCCGGACGAAGGTCTGGCCCTGGTCGTCCTTGTGCATCCAGGTGTTGTTGGCGATCGGCACATGGCCCGAGCGGCCCTTGTAGGTGCGGTACTTCCTCTGTGCCGCATCGGGGTCGATGGGTCGAGCCGACGCCTTCCAGATGTGGTCCAGCACGTCCAGCATCGCGGTGCGCTGCATGAGCCCTCCTCGCTTCTGCTGCACCAACTTCTGGCGCTGCCTGTGCCTGGTCTTGCGGCCACCCCCGGCCTGCTCGCATGCAGGGCAGACCCCAGTCTCCCCTGGGCCGAGCCGGGCGCCGCAGTTGCTGCACGATCCCGCCTGGTTGAGCGACAGGTCCAGCGGCGGCAGGTCGGTGAGCCGACGCATCTCCGCATCGCTGATGGCCCTGCGCCTCATGGAGGCCTCCTTGCGGCCAAGTTGCAGGTCGTGGCCGCAGTCGTCGCAGGAGTCCTCGGGCATCAGTTTGCCGGTGGTCAGCGGGTAGTAGGGCTCCATCTGGTGCCCAGCCGAACGCCGGTCCTCCGCGCACGAGGGACACAGGGTGGTGTCCTTGCCCGGCCCGAAGTTGTCCTTGGTCCAGCCGACCACCTCGGGGTGGTCCTTGTAGTGCTCGTACTCGGTGGGCTCCTCGACCCCGGAGACCGCCGTGTTGAACTCGTGCTCGGGGTGCTCGCAGTTGTCATCGGACCTTGCCCAGTGCCGGGCCGCCTGCTGGGGGTCCTTGCCCATCTGGTGGGCGCAGGCGTCACAGAAGACCCGGCTCCCGGTGATGAACCCGCTCCTGCCGGACTCGTTGTACTGCCGGAGCCGGTGCCCGTCCTGGTACTCGTCGCCGGGCTTGGTGCCCTGGGTGCGCTCGCTCATCAGTCCTCCTCGGCGAAGTACCGGACCAGGGTCGAGGTGAACCCGTGCCGCTCGCCGTACGACGGCTTGTCCAGGGGATGGTTGAAGTCGTCGTAGGCATCGCCGTTGTCCCGCACCCAGCGGTGGAACTGCTGCTCGAACCGGCGCTGGGACCAGCCGTGGGGGATGCCCGGGGAGGCGTCGCTCATGGTGCCCTTGCTCTGGTCGAAGCCGGAGATGCCGGGAGAGTCCACCGGGGCGTCGCCCTGGTAGATGTGGATGCGGGAGCCCCCGGTCCACTCGGCCCGGTAACCGGACGGGTGCTCGGCGTAGAACCGCTTGGGGCCAGCAGCCAGCCGCACACCCTCGCGCCGGATGTAGCCCTTGCCGTCGCACTTCGCGCAGGAGGTGTGCCCGGGCTCGCCGTCGCAATCAGGGCAGACATCCTCATCGGCGCTCTTCAAGAGGTGCCGCATCATCTTGTGCGCCTTCTGCTCGGAGGCCATGTCCGAGGGCACCCGGGCCAGGTCGTCGCGGATGTCCTGCTGCTCGGCCATCTGGCCGTACAGGTCGGCATGGTTCTCGGCGTGCTTGTCGACCGCAGCCTGGGCGTTGTAGACCTGGCTCATCACATGGTCGGGGATGGAGCGGGCGGGCGCTCCCCAGGCGTTGGGGACGAACCGGTTGTTCTTGGCCTCGTAGTCCCAACCGCCACGGGGACGGCCTCCGGGGTTGCCCGGGTGCGGCGGGCTCATCTGGTCAGCGTGGTAGAGCGTCACCGACTGGCTGGGCTTGGCTCCGTACTGCTCGCGGAGGCTGCGATCCGGCATGTTGTCGTGGATGTGCACCTCCCACCGCTTCGTCTTCGGGGCTCGCCAGAACAGGCTCGGCTCGTCCATCGAGTCACCGATCCAGGTGCCTTCCTTCCGGACGGCGGTGGTCTCGCCACGGCGCCAGACGTGCACCTGCTCACCCACGTCGTGGTGGCGGATGCCGGGGGCCTTGGAGCCCCGCTGCCGCCAGGCCAGGGTCACCTGGTCGCCCCGGGTCATGGTCTTGTGCACCCGGGTCTTGCCGGAGATGTCCAGGAAGTCTCCCTCCCCGACCTCCTCGGCAGGGACGGTGTGCCGGACCAGGCCCTTGCCGGAGTTGTCGCCGACTGCGGAGTACTTGGTGGGCTGGTCGTTGGGGAAGGCGCCGTGCCACTTGTTCACCTCGTCGCCGTCGTAGTCATGACCCCAGCGGGCGTGGGTGAACCCCTGGTTGTGCAGGTCGATCAGAGCCCGCACCCGGGGCTCGTAGACCTGAGCCATGCCCGCAGGGCTGTAGATGCTCTTGGGATCGGTGTCGCCGTTGCCTTCTGCGGCCCGGGCCGCGTAGTCGCCGATCGCCTTCTCGATGGGCTGCACGCCGGTCGAGGGGTGCACCGGCTGGAAGCGACCCTTGCCGTCCCAGTAGGTGTCCCGCGACTGGACATGGGTGTGCCCCTGATCGCGGAGAGCCTGCAACTCCGTACGGGCCTGCTCCCGGTCAGCCTCCGAGTGACCGACCATCTTCTTCGCCCCGTCGTCCCAGTGCTGGAGCATCAGGGCGATCGGCTCGGTGTTGCTCGCCGTCGCCTGGAGGCTGGAGTACTTGGTCGGCCCCTGGTGCTTCTGGTCCAGCAGCCACCCGGCCTCGGGCTCGGTCTCGTGGAAGTGCCTGCCGATCTCCCGGCCCAGGTCCTTCTCCTCGGTGGGCTGGAGGTCGTGTTTCATCCAGCCCGGCATCCCGACGCCCTGCTCGTACATGTGCTGGGGGTGCTCGGTGCAGTCGTAGTTGTTGCAGTCCCAGGCGCCGTGCCCGTCGTAGGGCTGCTTCTTCGGCTTGCCCCAGGCGTCCAGGCCCAGGGACTCGTTCTTGTCGAAGTGCTCGCGCCAGGTGTGCGGCTCCGGGTACCGGTGGCAGTTGTCGCACGGATCGTCTAGCCAGGAGTCGTCCTCCTCGGCTGCGGTCTTCCGGACGTTGAGGCTCTGGATCGGGGAGGGGTGGAACGGCCCGGTCTGCTCGGGCATCCCCCCGGCCCGCTCGGGGGCGAAGTTGGGGTTGAAGCCGTGCAGGTGCTCGATCAGGGCCGTCATCCCCGGCCCGGACTCCGACCAGTCATTCGTGGTCAGCGGGTCGGTCGGCGGATGGTTGTGCCCGTGCAGCCCAGCCGGGTTGGCGTGGTCACCGTCGTGGAGGTGCAGGTGTAGGTGCCGCACGCTGTCCTGAATCTCGCCGATGTTGGTGGGCTTCTCGATGCCGAGGTCCCGGCAGTGCCTGGCCACGTCCTTGGTGTCGATCCCGTGGTCGACCCGCATGTGGTCCACTAGGTCCCAGCCCATCTGCTTGCGGGTGTTGTCGCGCTTCTTCTGCTTCCAGATCTCCTGCCAGTGCTGGGGCGTGCCCCCGTCGTTGGGACCGCCGACCGCCGTCTTCCGGACAGCGGTGTGGAAGTGGGACTCGTCCAGGAACTGCCCCGGCATCCCCTCGTCGGAGTCGCGGTGGTCGTGCAGGTGCAGGTCCCGTATCTCCTTGTGGGTCAGCGGACGGTCCTCGTCGGTCGCCGGTCCCAGGGCCGGGTGGTCCTCGTCGTGGGAGTTGCGCCAGAGGTCGCCGTCGTCGAGGTAGTGGGACTCGATCAGGTGCTGCTTGAGGTCCACCGGGTCCGAGAGGTTCACCACCCGCTTCTCGGCGTGCTGCTGCATCTCTGAGGCCCTCTGAGCGGCATCCCCGATGGCCCGGTAGACATCCATCGAGCGCTGGTCGAGATGGATGTGGTCGTTGGGCTTCCCGCACTCCGGGCACGGCTCGTCCTCGAAGGCAGCCATCTTCTTGAGGTGGGAGTCCCAGGTCTTCGCGAAGCCGGGATGCAGGTCGAGGCCCTTCATCTCCTCCGGCGTGTACCACTGGGTACCGCCCTCACCGGTCTCATGAGCGGCGTCCTCGCCACCCGAGGAGCCCCACCGGGACGGGGAGTCCATGACCACGGTATGGAACGCCCAGCCGCCATGCTCGTCGGAGTGGGTGTGGACGTGGGTCATCCCGTGCGGGACCCCACCGAGTTCCTCGTGGGACTCCCGGATGGCACCGTCCTCGGGGGACTCGTCGTGGTGCAGCGCACCCCCGGGGATGCCCCAGGTGTCGCCCTGGTCCACCCAGGGCGCCCGGTGCTGGAGCAGGTACCGCCTGGTGCCGTCGTCCCCGGTGTGCCGGATCAGCAGCCCGGCAGCCCCAGCCGAGCCCCAGTGCCGGTGCCCCTGGTCGCAGGTGGTCCACTCATCAGCGCTGGAGTGCCTCGGGTCGTCGTCGGCTCGGTGGCTCCCGGAGTTGAGGGACTGCTTGAGCGGGGTGACCGGACCGAACTCGCGGTTGAAGAACTCCTTGCCGCGCTGCTCGTAGAACCCCTTGGTGGGCTGGCCGATCTCGCTGGGCCGGGTGGTGGCGTGCAGGGCGATCTCGTTGCCGCAGGTCTTGCACTTGGACTGCTCGCCCTCGTCGGGGAAGGACCGGGCCTCGTGGTTGTTCGGGTAGGTGTGCGGGCAGGCGTCGAGCCGGTCCAGGTCCCCGCCACCGGCGTACCGCTCCAGTTCGTCCCGCGTCCGCTTCTCGTGGGCGTGCTCGTCGTGGTCCCAGTCCAGGTCGTCCTCACGGAGATCGGTGAGCCGGTTGGGGTGGGCATCGGTCCGGTCCGGGTGGAGGTAGTCCCTGGCGAAGGACTGCTCGTGGTTCCTGGGGGCGAACTGGAGCGTGCGCGGGTGGGAGAACTCCCCGGTGTCGTAGGGGCGGTGGAGCAGCATCGGTGACTTCCCCGTGCTGTAGCCGTGCGGGTCGCCCTCGTAGTCCCACCAGGAGGGGTCGCGGACCTCCACCCGGAGCGGGTCGTCGGGGTGGGAGTGGTCGTGCGGAGGCGGCAGGGCGTCACCGCGATGATGACCAGCCGGGCTCCTCAGGTCACCACCGTGCTCATGCTCGTGAATCCGGTGCACCAGGTTGACCCGCTCGAAGGCACTACTGAGGTCCTTGGCCCTGCCGAGCAGGGAGTCACCCTCCGCAGCGTTGGCGCCGGGCTGCTTCTGGAGCCGGTCGATGGTGTCTTCGAGTTCGTCGTGGGAGTAGCCGTGGTGCTCGGTCAGGTGCCGACGCAGCATCCGGGTCCGCTCCCAGTTGTCGTCGGTCTGCTCGGGCACCGAGTAGTTCAGGTCGTCCATCCCAGCGAAGAACTGCATCAGGCGGGAGTACCTGGTCGGCCCCTGCGACTGCTGGCCCAGGAGCCAGTCGGCGTCCTCGCCCACCAGGCCCTTCATCTGCTCGGCCAGGTCGCCGGGGATCGGGTCGCTGCCGTACAGGGACTTGGGCGCCCGGTAGTGGGGCTTGCCCCCCTGGTTGCGCTGGAGGATCTCGTACCGCCCGGGGTCGTGAATCTCGTGGTAGGGGTCCCGACGGGTGTAGTCGCCACAGGTCGGGCAGTTCTTGATCAGGCCATTGGTGGTCTGGAACAGGTGCGGGTGGTCGCAGGCCTCCCAGCCACAGCGCTCGCACTCGTCGGGGTCGTCGCCCACATGCGGGTGGTTCATGGGGTGCTCGGCACGATCGTCGCCCGACCACCTGTCCACGGAGTTCTTCTCGACGGCGAAGTGCTGGAGCAGGGAGTACTTGGTCGGACCGTTCTCGCCGTTCTCACGGTGGTTCTGGTCGAGCAGGAAGCCCAGGGGATGATCGGCCAGGGCATCCCTGACGGCCTTCTCGGCGTCCTGGTACTCGTCGCTGTACGGGTTCAGGTGAGCAGGGGGCGCCATCTCGTGCTCACCCTTGGTGTGCCAGCCATCCTCGAACCCGGTCTCCTGGCAGTGCGGGTGGTCGCACTCCTGGTCGGCCTCGTGCTGGGCCACGCACTCCGGGCAGGTCGCCTGGCTCGGGTCGGTGTGCACGCGGTACTGGGGACCTCTGCGGTTGCAGTACGTCGGGGTCTCGGGGTGCCCGGGGTGCGTCGGCAGATGCACCAGGCTGGGGTCGTCCCGGGGGTCGGCCTCATCGTCGAGCGTCGACTCCACCACCCGCATCCGCACCCGCCGACGGTCATCGGCGATGTGGTCCTCGTGGCGCTCCTCGGCGGACTTCCCCTGAGCCCTGGCCTCGTCGTCGCGGCGCAGGATGTCCTGGGCCGAGCGCAGGTGATCGAAGGCGCCCCGGTGCTCCTCGCACAGGGGGTGCCCACCGCCACCGAGGTGCGTCGCCGGAGTCGCCTTGGGGTTCGGCGCCAGAATCCACTCCTCGGAAGACCGGTGGGACGGGTACTGGCAGTAATCCGGGCTCCCCTTGTCCATGAGGCCGCGAATGGTGGAGGGGTCCAGGGAGCCGTAGCCGCGAGCCTCGGAGTCCCACCGGGCCTTCTGCCGGGCCTCGTCCTCCTGGCGCTTCGGGCTGTGCCAGTAGGCCACCCGGTCGGGGTTGTGGTGGTTGAGGTTGGACCCCCAGCCACACTGGGCGCACGGTCCGTCCGGGTCACCCTCGTGGAGATGCGGCTCGGTGCCGGTCTTCTTCTCCACCGGCCTCGGCGTGAAGGGGATGACCTCGCCAGCGAAGTGCTGGAGCAGGGAGTACCTGCTCGGGCCGGTCGGGTTGGACCGCAGGAACCTCATCGCCTGCTGGTCCGGGTCGGCGTCCTCGTAGACCTGGTTCACCTGGTGGATCGTGGAGCCCGGCAGCGGGCTGTGGCAGTACCGGCACAGGCCCAGGGTCTCGGCGCTCTGCCAGGCCTCCGGGTCGGTCCCGTAGCCGCCCCGGTAGTCGTCCTGGTGCTCGCCGTAGCAGAAGTCCGAGTGGTACTCGTCGCGGCGCGGAGGGTGCGGGAACGGCGCCGTGGCTGCGGTCTTGACCGCTGCCTTGCCGAGCCCGGAGTGGTCATCCACACCTGTGAAGAAGGCTGTGGGATCAGCGGGCTCCTCGACCAGCAGGGAGTTCTCGAAGAACTTCAACCCGAAGCAGGTCTCCCGGATCAGGTGCTCCTCCTGGGCGCCGGTGGAGGCGTTCCGCTTGAGCACCTTCTTGCCCTTGAGCCTCGGGATGTGGTTGCAGTACTCGGCGGGGGTGGTGGCCTTGTTGCCACACATCGAGCACAGGCTGTAGGCCACGTCGCAGCCCATCGAGGTCCGGTCCACCCGGCCCGTCCGGATCGCCTCGGCCAACTTCGGGAACCGCAGCGCGTCGACCTCCATCAGCACCTCGCACCAGGTGTCCTTGGCGCCGTCGGCCAGCCGGTCCCGGTGCAGGGCGGCGTCGATCACCACCCCACGGGCTCGCTTGTGGTTGTCGTTGTTGTGGTTGACGAAGACCGGCTTGCCGATGAAGGTCCGGTAGGCCTGCTCGATCTCCTCGGCGGGGAACTCGTCGTAGTTGTCGTTGGTCCTGCTGGAGATCGCCCGGGACCGGACGTAGAGGTAGCCCTGCCGAGGGGTGAAGTCGAAGTGGTGCTTGTGGGCCAGGGCCTGGAGTTGGGCCGGGCTGGCGTCGGTCGGGACGAGCACGCTGGACGTGACCTTGACCGTCGCGAACTTGAGCATGCCGGTACCTCCACCCCTTCGGAGGCGTCAGCCTCCCAGGGACAGCACAGGGGGCACCAGATCATCACCCCAAGACGGTGGTCGTGGGGAGAGGCCAGCCACTACGGTGTGTCCCGTGCAGAGTGCCGAGAAGTACATCCGCGTCCTGCTCTCCAACGCCACCAACCATCAACTGCTGGTGGCCATCCTCGAACGACTCGACTCACTGGAGGCATCTGTGTCCGAACTCTCCCAGTCCGTAACCGACCTGCAAGGCGCTGTGGACGGGGTGGCCCAGCGGCTGCTCCCACACATCGCCGACCTGGAGGCTGCCCTGGCTGCGGCCCAGGCCGACGACGCCACCGCCGCTCAGGCTCAGGCCGACGCCCAGGCCGCTGTGGCTGCGATCCGGGCAGAGGTGGACGCCCTGAACGCCCTCGGTACTGACCCGAGCACGCCGGTGGACACCGACGCTCCTCCGGTCGAGCCGCCCCCGGTCGAGGTGCCCGCTGACCCGGACGCCCCGCACGCGGACCAGACGTTGCCGGGCGACCTACCCACAGACCCCGAGGCCGGTGCACAGGCCTGAGAGCAACGCAGAAGGCCCCCTGGAGCGATCCAGGGGGCCTTCGCCGTGAAAGGTTGAGGCCCCGGCTCCAGGGAACTGAGCCGGGGCCTCGTTGCGATGACACTTGCCAGAGAGCACCGCAAGTCTGTGTGTTCAGGTTCTAGTCAGGCAGAGGCTTCCCGCCAGTGGCGCCGGGGACCTTGCTTGGTCCGGTAGCCGTCCGGAGCCTCGTGGACCACTCGGTCCCCTGGCTCCATCTTCTTCCTCACCTCGTGTGCTGCGTCCTCGACGGTGGGGAAGGTGTCCACCGTCCTCCGGTCCTTGACCAGCGTCACCCGCCCGTCGTCTGCCTCATGGATGATCCACCTCGCCACCAGAGACCCCCCTCGCTCGACCCGGTAGGGGACCAGCCTAAGGGCTGCGATCACAGGCCCTTCTTGACGCACTCGGGGCCGAGTCCCTGGTGGACGCTGGCCGGGACCGTCAGGTCGCGGTGGCAGCGGTAGCACTGGACCACCGGGAGCGCGGCCTGCGGGTCGGCCATGAACGTGGTGGCGTCGGCCACCAGGAGCGCGTTGTCCTGGTGCCGCTTCCAGACGTAGAGCCGACCACCCTTGACGTGCCCGAACCCCGAGTAGTCGCGGTCGTTGGCCGGGCCGGTGAGGTGCTCGATGATCTGCACACCGGGCATGAAGTCGTCGTCGAGGCCCTGGGTGCGCAGGCGGAAGGTGCGGTGCCCGTCGGCCTTCTCCAGGGTGTACACGCCGTCGTAGAGGGTCTCGCCGTTGACGACGTTGACCTGGTGCTCGGGCTGGGCCGGTGCCGCCGTGGGGAGCGAGACGTCGACCTCGGGGCACGGCGGGATGTGGGAGACCTCCCACTTGCTGCCGACCTTCTCCAGGCGACCCTGCTCGGCCTCGACCCAGCCGGTGCAGTTGACGCACTTGGCGCCGTACTTGTTCGTGCGGATGGTGGGCTGGTTCGAGGCGGGCCGGTCGCCGGGGGCCTCGACCGGGAGGTCGGCGTGGCGGCGGAAGTTGGGGATCACGGGCTTGCTGCTGGTCGGCTGGGCCGATCCGATGGTGCCGCGACGGAAGTCGTTCATGGTGGCTCTCCTTGATGACGATGATGCTCTCTGGTGTGCACCAATCTACACCAAGAAAGCCAGGGGGAGAACCCCTTCCTGAAAAAACCTTTCGAGATGAAAGAATCTCTAGGGGTCTGGGGTGACGCCCTTGCTCACGAAGGACCTCAGCACCATCGACAGGTCCTTGGTGGTCAGGGTGTCCCCGGCAGCCAGGCTGTCCAGAGCATCTTGCAGCGCTGAGTCATCGGTGGGCGGGGTGACCACGACCTCCGTGGGTGGCGTGGTCGCTGGCATGCTCGGGTCCCTCGGCTCGGTGTCGTCCACGATCGCCTGGATCGCCTCGACCTCCGCCTCGGTGAACTCGTCGGCGACATGGACGAACAACTCCATCGGGTTGTCCACGCTGGCCGGTGCGCTCGGGTCCGGCAGGACCCCATCCAGCAGCACGTCGCGCCCCAGGGCCTCCTCGATGTCTGTCTGCAACTGCCAGAACAGCAGCGGCTTGGTGAGGGTGAACGACTCGGTGGCGCCGTCGGTCAGGTCGGAGAAGGGCTCCGGGGGCTCAGGGTTCTGCTGGGTCATGCCATCCATCCTTCTTGGTCATCGTCGTCATCGCCTTGAAGCGCCTCAAGCGCCTCGTAGTGCGTCCCGGTGATCTCCAGCCGGTCCAGGTTGGCGGCCCGGACATCCTTGCCCTCGTTGATCAGTTCGGCCTGCTGAGCCGGGGTGAAGGTGGCCATCGCCGCCTTCTGGAGGAACTGCTGGGCCGCAGCAGCGATGTCGGCACTGTCGCCCTTGCCCGGCCCGTTGTCCAGGGCAGCCGCCCCAGCCGTGCGCTGGAACTCGGCCACGATGTCGGCCACCGACCCCGTGGACACGAACGACGGGTCCTCCGGCTCCAGGTCGTGCGGGTCGGTCTTCCAGTTGGAGTTGGGGGCCGCCGAGCCACCGGACTGGCCGGGGTCGGAGGGGACGGCGTACTCGACCCCAGTGGAGATCGCGGCCTCCTTGACGTCCGGCTCCGGGTCACCGGCGTACCCCGAGTAGGTGGTGTCGTCCTCGTCGTCGGCGCCGTAGGTCTCCGGCAGCGCGGGCTCCGGCTGGTCCTGGAGCACCGCCCCCGTCATCATCCCCGACTGCTGAGCCCGCACCGCGTCGCCCTCGGCCTTGTCCCGGTCGGTCCAGGCCTTCAACTTCTGGGCGAAGTTCTCGGCGGCGGTCGGCTCCTTCCCGACCACCTCGCCGGTGTTCTTGTTCACGATGTCCCGGCGAGGGTCGGGATGACCGACCAAGGAGGGCGCCAGCGTCGGAGCGACCTGCTGGACCACCTGGGGGACGACCTGCTTGACCACGTTGGGGGTGACCCGCTTGACCACGTTGGGGACGACCTTGTGCAGCAGACCTGCGCCCGCGACGCCGACCTCGGCAGCGGCAGCGACCTCGGGGGCCGCCACCTCAGCGGCAGTCTCGGCGACAGCGGGGAGCGCCTTCTCGTCCAGCGCGGCCTCATGCTCCATCACCGGCTCGAACAGGGAGTCGTCGAGGGCACCCTCGTGCCTCAACTCCGGGCGCATCTCGAACAGGTCGGCCATGTCCTGGGGTGGCCCCTGGTACTCCCCGGGATGCTCGTCACGGATGTGCTCGGCCCGGTCCGGCATCGTGAAGAAGCCCTCGTGGTCGCAGTGCGGGCAGCCCAGGCCGGGGATCTCCCGGGCCGCCATCCGGTCGCCCAGGTCCTGGGGGTTCTGCTGGCCCCAGGAGTCGGGGTCGGCGGCGGTCAGGAAGCCAGCCTGGGCCGGGTTCTCCTGGCGCCGCTTCTCGGTCGGGCCAGCCGGGGAGATGCCGGGCACCGGGGCCGGGCCGGGCTCGCCGAACGGGGAGTTGACCGCACCCACCACGCTGAGCAGCCGGGCCACGTTCTCCGGGGTCTCACCGGCCTCCACCGCCAGCAGGGCGAAGGTCTGGAGGAAGGACCCCCGGTGCGGCATCCGGTCGCCGGTGTGCGACTCCTCGGCGGCCACCACGTCCTCCACGTCGTCCTGGGGCTCGACCAGGGCCGCGACCCGGTCCACACCGGTCGGCACGTCCAGCCGGGTGCCGTGGCCGAAGCCCCGCTCCATCGAGGTGGTCGGCGACTCGCCGGTGTTCAGCCAGCGCGGCACCCCCTGGTGGGGCTTGACCTCGCGCCCGAACATCCCCTGGGACTGGGCCTCGAAGGTCAGCGCCAGCGCGTGGGAGCACATCCGACCGGCGAACCTGGAGAAGTCGTCGGGGGCGCCCCAGTGGTACTGCGCCCACTTGCAGCCGCAGTCCCACTGGGCGACCTTCTGGCTGCCCGGCGCCCGCATCAGCACCGACTCGTAGGTGCCGTGGTCGCCCTTGACGGTGGCGATGTAGTAGCCGTTCTGGGCGGTGGTGATGTGCACCCCGCCCTCGCTCCTGATCCGCTTGGCCTTGTTTCGCACGTCGTGCCAGGTGGCGGTGAGGTGGAAGGCCAGGGACGGGTCCAGGCTGGCCGCCTTGAGCATCGCCCAGCCGTACTCCAGGGCCGAGTACCTGGTCGGCCCGGTCGGGTTGGACTTGAGGAAGGCATGCTCAGCCGGGGTCCCGATGTTGTCGAGTTCCCGCAGCGGGCTGTGCGGCAGCGGCGACCGGCAGTAGCGGCACAGGCCTGCGGTGTCGGGGTCCCTGACCTCGTAGCGGGAGTCGCGCTCGGCGGGCTCGTCGTAGGGACCGGTCGTCTGGTTGAGCAGGGTGCCGTGCTCACCGTGCTCGGGCTCACCGACCTGGAAGGTGTGATGGCCGCCGACCCCGTGCACGATGTCGGCAGCGTGCCCGGACTGGCAGTGCTCACCGCAGTACTTGTCCGGGTCGAGGGTGTCGAACACCTCGTCCTCGGTCTTGGGCTTGTTGGGGCAGGGTCCGTCGTTGCCCGCGTGGTAGCCGGTCTCGGCGCCCTTCCACTGCCCGCAGTTCTGGCAGTGCACCTGCCGCTCGGGCTCCTCGAACTGGTCCTCCCAGTCCTGGTTGTCGTCCTCGTCGTGCCAGTCCTCGACGTCCTCGTCGAGACCGGCGTTCTTGGCGCTCAGACGATGGGCCAGGTCGTCCATCCTCAGGCCCCGGTTGTGCATCTCGGCCAGCACTGCGGCCTGGCTGCCGGAGTCCTCGGTGTCCCGGAGCCGCTGCACCTCATCACCGAGTTCGTCGGTGCTCAGGTGCTCATAGCCGGTGCCCACCTGGTCCCGGGCGGCGTTCTTGACGTTCTCCACGTCCTGGGGCTTGTGGTCACCCGGGTTGGTCACGATCGCGTTGGAGTCCTCCGGGGTGTTCCGGCAGGAGGCGCACTGGCCACCCCAGGTCAGGTGCCCGTTCTCGCAGAGCCCCGGGGCACCGCCAACCTCGGCCTCAACTGGATGGAGGGAGGCGGTGAGTCCCAGGGAGCCCTGCCGGTCGAACGGGTCGAGGCTGGTCTTCTTCCAGATGGGGTGGAAGCCCCCCTGGCCGGGCGGGCGCCGAGCAAGGTGGTTGATGGAGTCGACATCAGCCTCGTCCTGGTCGTGGGCGCTCTCCATGTGGTGGCCGGTGTCGATGCAGTCCAGGCACAGGCTCTCGGGCTTGGACTCATACCCACCCGACCGGTAGCGGTAGATGTCGGTCCGAGGGTTCTCGCAGGCGTCGCACTTGCCGACCGTCTCCTGGCAGGAGAACATCCCGTGGGCCGCGCACTGGATGCAGGGGCGTCCGGAGTCCATCGGGCCGACCACGGCCTCGTGGCGGGGGCGGTAGTGCAGCACCGCGAAGGGGTCACCCTGGCTGTAATCGGGACTGAAAGCGTCCTCACCCGAGTGGTACGAATCACCCCACGGGTGGTCGTGAGGACCAGGGCAGTGGGGGTCGGACTCGGGGAAGTCGGTCTGACCGTTCGCGGCGTACCCGATGCCTGCCGGGGACCGAGCCCCACACCCCTTGCAGATGTAGGCCATGCCACCCTCGGCGGCCTCGACCTGGAGGCTGGCGACCATGCCCATGGTGGAGTCCGGGTACTTCCCCGGGTCCGGGCGGTCACGGAGGATGTCAGCCAGTTCGGGGTAGTCCTTGGAGGCGGTGTTCTCGGTGGCGGTGTGGTCAGTCGCGGCCTTCAACTGTCCCGAGGTGTACAGGCCACCACCGAGCCCGTTGTGGAGCAGGACCTCGTACTCCTCGCTGCCCGCGAACGCACCGTCGTTGACACCGATCACCTTGCCCAGGAAGCCGTCGACCGTCATCACGGTCTGGCCCGGCTTGAAGTCCCAGTACTCCTCGGGGTTGACCCCAGCCGTCCGCACCGTCTCGTGACGGCGGGAGGTCCTGTTGCCCAGACCCATGGTGATCCTCCTAGCGGGCTTCCACCCCTTCGCGGCGCTCAGGTGCCCGGCGACAGCACCTGGTCCTGCTGCTGGTCCGGCTGCTCCTCTTCCAGGGTGTCCAGGAGCACCGGCTCACCTCCCTGCCGGAAGGCGTGCCTGCGCATCCCGACGTGCCTGGGGCTGTCGAAGCCGGGCACGGTGGGACCGTCGTAGGTCCCGACATTCTCGTCCTGGGCGGTCCGGGTCATCGGCTCCGGGGCCGGGTTGTGCTCGTCGGTGATCTCCCGCATCCGGGTGGCCCGGCGCCACAGGCTGACCGCATCCAGGGCGGCGGCCTTGGGCATGTCCTTGCGCATCTCGTCGGACTCCTCGGGCCGGTCGGACTGGACCTGGGTCTCGGCGCCCTGGCCGTTGGGGTCGAACGGCTGCACCGGGATGGTGGGCACCCCGGGAGTCACCACACCGCCAGCCGTGGGGGCCGCGAAGTCGCCCTGGGTGGGCGCCAGGGTCGGGGTGGTGATGATCGGGTCGGCACCCATCAGCGGCACCCGGAGCCCCTGGGACTCCTGGGTCGGAATGTTGGCGGCCTTGGCCTCGAAGTCGGCCCGCAGATCATCGGGGATCGGCAGACCCTTCTCCTTGAGCGCCTGGAAGATCTCCTTGCGGGTCTCCTGCTCCTTGACCGCCAGTTCCACCTGCTCGCCCTGGGACTGCTCCACCTCGTCCGCGAACTCCAGCGGCAGGTTGACCAGCCGGGTCTTCATCGAGACCGGGATACCCGCTGCCCGCAGCGACTCCAGGAACTGCCGCTCGGACTCCTCGTCCTTGATGTTCATCGTCTTCATCTTGAGGTCCGGGATCAGCAGTTTCGGCTGCTCGACGACACGCTCCTCACCGGTCTCCTCGTCGATCTCCAGGATCTCCTCCATCTTCACGTAGCGCTTGCCGTTGCGCTCGTCGTAGTCGTAGTGCTCCTGGGCCTCGGCCACCACCAGGGCACGCTGCCGGTAGTGCCGCTTGACCAGGTTCTGGTAGGTGGTCAGCAACTGGCTGATCAGGTCGCGGTTCAGGGCGTCGGCGGCGTACGTCTGGCCCGAGGAGGCGCCGGTCAGCATGGTCTTGGAGAGCCCGAAGGTCTGGAGGATGCGGTCCTCGATCCGCTCGAAGTCCGGGGTCATGTCGGGCATGTTCTCCCGCCCGAACACGGACTCCATCTGGACACCGAAGTGGTGCACCATCACCCGGAAGTCGGCGCTCAGCGCCTCGTCCAGCGCCTCCTCGAAGTCGGCAAGATCGTCCTGGGTCGGAATCCACGGGACGGTGGTGCCCAGGTCGGTCGCCGACGCTCCCAGTCGCGCCAGGATGAGCGGGGTGTAGAGCCGGTCTGCCACTGCGTCCATCGCCGCATTCAGCATCTCCTCCTGCATCACCGGACGCAGCGAGCGCATCAGCAGGGGGACGCCTCGCTTGTTGAAGGTGTCGGCCTTGAACCGGTAGTGCCGCAGCAGGATGTTGGACACCGGCATCAGGGCGTCCTCGGTCGTGTAGTGGCTCAGTTCCGGGTAGGCCTGCATCAACTTCTCGTACTCCCAGGCCGGGGAGCGCTTGGTGATGATCTCCCGCAGGGTCTCCGGCAACTTGATGAAGTACCGGGGCTCCTTGAGGAACGGGGACCTGACCACCTCCAGGTCGTCGGGGTTGAGCAGTTCGTCGTCGTCCCAGACGCCCAGGGACTCGTTGAACGACCCGAACGGCACCGCCTCGCCCACGGTCCAGTACTCGCGCCCGAAGTCGATCAGGAAGTCGCCGTACCCCAGGCCGTCGTCGTCGTCGAGGAAGTGGTCGGTGTAGAACTCCGTCAACTTTTCATCTTTGCAGGACATCTCCATGCCCAGCAGCGGGTACTTGGTGTAGATGTCCACACATGACCCGATCAGCGGGTGCGACTGGTACAGCAGACGGCAGTAGGCCCGGACCTTCTTGAGTTCGTCGTGCTCGTACAGGTCGTAGGGGAGGTTGTTCTGCTTCCAGTAAAACAGCGGGTCCCGGGGCCGCCCGGTGGCGAAGGTGAGGTTGCCACCCCGACTGCCACCACCGGCAGCGTTGGTGTTGGCGGTCTTGCGGTTCACGGCGCGGTTGCGCCGCATCTCCTCGACCTCCGGGTTGTCCTCGGCCTTGGCCCTCTTCCGGAACGACCCGAGGCGCTTGATGACGGCCTCCTCGTAGCCGTCAGGCTGGTCAGCCATGCTGGACCTCCTTCCGGTAGGTCCAGACCTTCATCCCCAGGTCCCGGATGCGGTTCCCGAACTCCCGGCGCACCTCCCACTCCAGGTCGCCCTCGGTGGCCACCATCAGTCGCACGAAGATGCGCAGGTTGGCCGCGCACACCCCGCACAGCCAGACCACGTCGCTCAGCGCCTCGGTGTTGTCCACCAGGTCCCGCAGGTCGACCTTGGTGCACACGAGCGGGGTCGGGGAGTGGAACTTGGAGCCCTCACAGGGCACGCCGAGGACACCACCTGCTCGGTCGGTGACACCGTGCTCCTCGATGGCCTCCAGGATCAGGCTCATGTCGACTCGGGCTCATCATTCTTCTTGGCAGTGGTCTTCTTGGCGGCGGTCTTCTTGGTGGTGGCCTTCTCGGGCTCGGCCTTCTCGTCCGTGTCCTTCTCGGCCTTCTCGTCTGTGGCCTTGGCAGCGGTCTTCTTGGGCTCGGCCTTCTTCTCGGCCTCGGCCTTCTTGGCCTCATCCTCCTCGAAGTGCTTCTTGGCCTCATCCACGTCCAGGGTCAGGAAGGCCCGGTACACCATGGAGTTGACCTCACGGCGTTGCCGGTCGCTGTCGTAGGCCACCGTGATCACGTCGCCCCGGTGCCGCTGCTCGCCCCCGGCGTCGATGAAGTCCGCCAGCACGGCTACCTCTCTGGTCGTGCTCATGACCTGCTCGCCTTCACTCGGGTGAGCACCCTCGGGCGCTCACGGGGAGATGCCGCCATCAGCGCGATGTGACGCACGTACTCGTCCTCGCTCAGGAAGTCCCCGCGCACCGTCCGGTAGGAGTTCTTGGCCCACGGCGGCGCGTTGTCGTCCTCGTCCTCCTGCTCCTCGGCAGAGTCGTCGTCGCCGTTCTCCGGCTCCTCGTCCCCGCCACCGAACTGTGGCGGTACGTCTCCGTTCTCGTCCACCTGGCCTGGGTCCACCGGGGCACCGGCTGCGGCGTTCGGGTCCATGCCCGCCCCCGAGGGGTCGACGCCGACCTGGCCTGGCATCCCGGGCACCTGCACCGGCTGGCCGTCGATGGTCTGCGGGAACGAGGGGAACTGGGGCTGCACCTGGACGGTGAAGTTGACGTGGCAGAACTCGCACTCGATGGTCCGGTCGGACCGGGCGATCACCTGCCCGGACCCGCAGAAGGGGCAGTGGTAGACAGTCTCGCCGTCACCGGAGTCGTGAGCCTGCTTCCTCATGGCTGTCGTATCCACGGTCTCTCCTCGCTCACGCACACAGGAGGCGCAGAGCAGGTCGCCGCCGACTCGCTGCCTGGGGGTGCCGGGATCGACCTTGTACCCGCATCTCTCGCACAGCCTCAACGCCATCGCTTCCTCCACCCCTTCGGCGGGGTCCGGCGCCCTGGGACAGCACGCTCATCACTCCTCCACGCTCCCGAACGCATCGCGCACCAGGCACACCGAGGCGAGCCGGACCACCGCCTCTGCCTCGTCGTAGTCGAGTTGACCGGTCACCGCCCGGAAGGACGGGTCCATCCTGATCTGGGACGACACCAGGGCCAGGGCCTCCTCCGCGATCCGGGGGAACGCGGTCAGGTGCCCCAGGCTCGACATCGCGTTCAGCACCCCGGCCTCACCCTGGCTGTCGTAGACCTGACGGGCCGCGAAGGTCTGGAGGCCACCGACCTCCAGGGAGTCCTCGACCAGCGAGGAGGAGGTGGACAGGTCCAGCAGGTCCACCAGGTCGGTGTCCCCGGCCCGGCTCCCGGTGGTCCACAGCACATGGGCCGAGGCCCTCCCCGAGAAGGCCAGCAACTGGGCACAGTCGCCGGAGACCAGACCCTGCTGCTCGGGTCCTGTCCAGGCGACCTCCTGTCCCTCGTACACTCAGCGGCCCCTCTGCTGGAACAGAGTGTTCTTGTCCTCGACCGGGGCGTTGGCCAGTTCGTGCTGCGGGTCCCCGGACCGCTGGTACCACTCCGGCTTGGGGGCCTTCGGGCTGTACACCGGGGGCTGGGCGGCCTCTGGGGTCCGATCTGCGGGCCGGGCGGGCCGGACCGGCGCCAGGGGCTCACCGGTGCCCTCCGGACGCACTGGGGGCACCACAGCGAGGTACCTGGAGGCCTTGCGGGCCAGCCTGGCCACCACCGAGCGCGACAGGCTCGGGTTGGCCCTGCGGATCAGGGCGGTGGCCTGGGCCAGGTTGTTGCCACCCGTGGGGACGGCACCACCAGCAGGAGCACCGGCACCGCCCATGCCGCCCATGCCGCTGGTGTCCGGGTAGCCAGCGGTCGGGTCGCCTCCGGTGGCACCCTCGTTGGCGCCGAAGCCGGTGCTGTCGGGCAGGTTGGCGCCGTTGATGTCGGGCGGGAAGTCCATCGGCGCCCCGGGAGCCCCGCCCATCGGGGCACCGGCGCCCGGCATCTGCCGGGGCTTGGTGGTCACCTGGTTGGGGTTCAGGCCCATCGGCCCCTGCTGGATCGGAGCCGACAGCGGGGTGCCCGCTGCGGGGTCGTTCATCTGCGGTGCCGGGGTGTCACCGGGTCCCGCGCCGGGCAGGTTCGGGGTGTTCATGTCGGGGGGCGTCTCACCCGGTGTGCCCTGTCCTCCGGGGAGCATGGGAGTGCCCTGGGCGGTCCGGCGCCTGCCCAGCAGTTGGCGGTAGTCGGAGTCGTGCCGACCCACCGGCTCCCCGCCTTGCAGGTCCCGCTCCGCGTGCAGTTGCCTGGCCCAGTCGTCGGTGTCGATGTCGTCGGCTGACCAGCGGTGGTCCCGCAACTCCTGGTGCAGCGGGTGGTCCGACGGCAGGGACCGGATGTACGACCCGAGCAGGTGCGAGGTCTCGGTGGGGTGCCGGGAGTTGTTCACGATCGCGTGGATGTCGTGGTAGGAGCCGCTGTCGTTCTCCAGGTGCATCTGGGCGGCCTCGGTGGCGTACTCGGTGGCGTGCTCCCGGCCCTCGGCCTCGCACGGCCTGTGCGGGGCTCCACCCACGGTGTAGGGCCTGCCCTCGTTCATGCCAATGGTGGCGTCGCTGCCGCAGTCGTTGCAGTAGGCCATCCAGTGGTCGGGATGGTCGTCAGGGTGGTGCTGCTCCCAGGGTCCGAGGTCGTGGCCGTTCTCCCGGGCCATTCGTTCGGCCTCGTCCTTCTGCCGCTGTGCGCCCGCCTGTCGCGGGCTCAGCCGAAAGGGCGACTCCCCTCCCTCACCTGTGGGGACGTGGTGTGACCACCCGGGTTCTCCGGCTGCGCCGAGCCGCCGCCCTGCTGCATCGCCGCATCCATGGCCGAGTTGTTCGGGTCCATGAACTGCTCGGTGGTCTCGTGGTGGCTGGGCGTCGGTGGAGCCGAGGTGTCGTAGAGCAGGGCCAACGGGTCCTGGCCGTCCTCCAGCGCCTGCCGGATCAGGGCCAGCCTCTGGTCGAAGGACGCCAGCAGCAGCAGCGGCGCCAGTTCGGCCAGCCCCGCAGCGGCCCCCTCACCTGCGGCAGCAGCACCGGCAGCCTCGCCAGCACCGGCAGCAGCGCCACCCCCGCCCATGCCCGGGATCTTCGGCATGCCCGGGAGGCTCGGCAGGTGCATGCTGCCACCACCACCGGGCTTCGCGCCTCCCTGGTTCTGGGACTGCTGCGGCGAGTCGCTGGTGCCGTCACCGGTCATGTCGTCGACCGGCACGGCGGTCTTCCGGGCCGACTCCTTGCGGGTGCCAGAGCCTCCGCAGTGGACGCAGTTCAGGTTCCGGTGGTTGAGGTTCTTGCCGGTGCCGTCGCAGTGGTGGCAGGCGTCCGACTCGGACTTGCTGGCCTCGTGGTCCAGGTCCCCGAAGCCGCGCTGGATGTCGCGGCAGCCCGGGATGTAGTCGCCCGGCTCGGGCTTGTCCATGCCGCAGTGCTTGCAGTAGCCCAGCGGGCTGGTGAACTCGTGGCCCTTCTGGTCCCGGGCCTCGGTGGGGATGTCCTGGGAGCACTCCTGGCACCGGCCATACCCGTCGTCCTCGTGCTGGTGGTTCTCGGGGTACTCGTGCGGGTCCCTGGCCGACTCCTTGCCGCCTGCGTCCTTGTTGCCGTGCCGGTAGCCGTGGCCGTACAGGATGGCCTTGTCCCGGCCCCCGTAGCCCTTGTAGTCGGTGCCGGAGCGCCCGTGGTCGTAGCCCTCGTTGTAGTAGTAGATCGGGTTGCTGCTGGTGCCGTTCAGTTGCAGGTCGTCCACCGAGTCCGGGTCGTAGGAGGGTCCCCGCTTCCCGGCCTCCTTGGCCGAGGTCTTGCCCTTGTAGGTCGTGTAGACCTCCTCGGCCTTCTCCCCGCAGTTGGGGCAGTCCATGTGCTCGCTGGTGCTGGTGGAGGTCTTGCCGCAGTTGACGCAGTCGTGCTCCCACTCGTCGCGTCCGGCTACCTTCCGAGAGGTGATCTTGGAGGCCGACCGGCGCACGTCGGGCTGGTAGGACTCGCACCCGCACGGGCACAGCCCGCCCTTGCGGTGGGAGGGGTTGGCATGGCCACAGTTCTTGCAGGAGAGCGCCCCGGCAGCCTCATGCTCCGAGGCTGACTCTTTTGGGTGGAGGGCCTCGAACGCGGTCCTGAACTGCGCGGTGACATCCTCAAACGACACACCGTGCCGGGCCGCGATCGAGGCCAACCGGTCCTCGCTCAGCGCCAGCCGGTGCCCGAACTCGGCATCGGACTGGGCCAGGGCCAGGAACGCCCAGCAGTCCTGGGCCTCCACCTGGGCCGAGGTCACTGCCCGCAGCGTGGCCTCTGCCTCGGCATCGTCCCCGGCCCCGTCGAAGAGGCTCGCGAAGGTCTCCATGACTGGTTCTCACTCTCCCTGGTGGGACTGGAGCAGGTTGGCCTGCACCGTGCGGCGGAAGGCCCGGGTCTGCGGGCTCAGGTGCTGGTAGGCCGCCGCGTCCACCGGCGCCCCCGGCTGGGTGTCGATGGCGGTGGGCTGGCCGTGGGTGACCGAGAGGTTCGGCACCACCGGAGCCCCGTACGGCTCGGCCCCGTTGTAGGGGCTCGGGCCACCAGCGGCTGCCGGGTCGGCACCACCTGCCAGCGGACCCGGACGACCCGGGCCGTTGATCGGCGTGGAGCCGGTCGGGCTGGGGCTGGTCGACGGTGAGATCGAGTCCAGGTCGGTCATGGTGGCGGCGGTGGCCTGGAGGCCCTGCTCGGGACGCAGGTAGCAGCCCTCGACCTGGAAGCCCTGGAGGTCCTTGGCGGCCCGCTTGGTGAACTCGCGGTGCATCCGCAGCCGCTTGATGTAGTGCCGGTCCTGGTACTTGGTGGCGGCGGCCTCGTGGGCCTTCACCCAGTCGGCCTGGTGGTCGGGATTGTCGGACATCCCGGCGTACAGCCCGGCCTCGAACGGCACCGAGCCCTTCTTCACCAGCGGCTTCTTCGGAGTCCACTTGGCGGCGTACCGGTAGCCCTTGGCGAACTGCGGGTCCGAGGTCTCCATCGGGGAGGTGAAGGACGCCGAGACCTGGATCGACTGGACGCTGGCCGTGGCCTGGAGCGACCCGGCGTGGGTCTGGTAGGAGCCGATCCCACCCGCGCCCGGGGGCAGCATCCCAGGCTGGGCGCCACCGGTCGGGTCGGCCTGAGCGGCGTCCCCGTAGCCCTGCGCGTGACCCCGCACGAAGTCGGGTGCGCTGCTGGAGGCGTCGTTGTAGGTGGGCGCCTCGTCCGGCCAGTCGGAGGCCCCCTCGGCCACCCCCTCCTGGTAGGTGCCGGTCGGCGGCTCGGGGGTGGTGTACGGGCTGTTGGCGACCTCGGGCTGCGGCATCTCGTGCGGCTGCGACCACTGGTCGGCCCGCTTCTGGAGGGTGGCGGTGAACGCCCGGACCTCCTTGCGCTCGATGTCGGTCAGGTCCTCGTACGGCCTGTCCATCAGACCCGCGACGTAGGCGGCCCGACGCTGGAACGCAGCCAGGGATGCCGAGTGGCCACCCCCGGACTCCTGCTTCTTCTGGTCCTCGGACTCCTGGCCCCCGTCGAGCAGCCACGGGTAGGCCACCTCGGTGGGCAGCGGCTCGGGCCTGGGGTTCTCCTGGGAGTCGACGACCTGCTGCACCTGGTCGAGCCCGGAGGCGGCCTCCTTGTCGAGAGGCTCGCCCAGTTTGTGACCACAGCGAGCACACTTCTCACCAGCCGGAGGCGGTCCACCGCAGTTGGGGCACTTCCCGGCCTCCTTGACCAATGCCTCCTTGTCGAACTGCGCGATGAAGTCGTCGAGGTTGCCGACGTGGCTGATCGCCAGGCTGGGCTCGAAGAGAGCAGCGGTCTTGCCGTGGCTGCATGTGCACGAGCCGCCCGAGCAGTCGGCGCAGGAGCCGTCAGCGCAGGGCACGCAGGAGCCGCCGCCACTGGACTCACCCTGGGTCGAGCCGGGGCTGGCCTCGACCGGAGCCGGTCCTGCGAACTCCTGGGACTCGTCGTGGTGACTCGGGTCCGGGGGCGCCACCTGCTGGCCGGAGTTGCCCTCGATCTCCTGGATCAGCGGCGCCCGCTCGGAGGTCTCGGTGCCAGAGACGCCCTGGTTGATCGGGTGCACCTCCGGCTGGAAGGTGTCGAAGACATCCTGCGGCAGCGGGGTGGTCTTGGGGTTCTCGAAGGAGTCCACCTGCTGCTGCACCTGGTCCAGGCCCGAGGCGGCCTGGGTGCGCAGGAAGCCCACGTAGTCCATGAACTGCCGCTCGGCGGCCTCGGACTGCTCGCCGTACCGGCCTGCGGTGTGCCGGGCCATCCCCCTAGCCTGCTCGGTGAACTCCTCGGGGTCGGACTTCACCTCGTCGCTGGTCCGCCCGAACCACATCGCCGCCTCGGCGCTGATCTCGTTGGCGTAGTCGTCGTAGGAGGCCTGCACCTCCCCCAGCCAGTCGGTCTCGGCGGTGGAGCGCTCGTGCACCGCCACCGGGCTCAGCGTCTCCCGGATGATGGTGTCGGTGAGGTCGATCGAGTCGGCCTGCGCCTGCATGGCAATCCGGTCCCGGTCGTAGGCGTCGAGTTGACTGACCAGCGCCGCCTGCTCGGCAAGCGTGGCTGCCTTCTGGATGCTCTGGACGATCTCGTCTCGCTGGCTCACAGCGGTGTCTCCTCTTCGTTTCCAGCCACCATGGCTGCATGCCGGGCAATCACGCCCCGGGGGTTGTTGACGCTGGACTGTCTCGGAAGGTTGAGTTGCCGGGGAGAGTCAGAGAACGCCCGACCTCCCGCGCCCCCGAAGGCCTCGGTGTAGCCGCACTTGAGACACCGGTACTTGTCGCCCTGCCGGGCCAGTGTCCCGGTGTTCCCGCAGGACGGACAGGAGTTGCTGGGGGCCTGGTTGGACCCGGCGTCACCGGGGTGCAGCGGCATCTGGGCCATGTTGCCGCCCGGGGTGCCCAGGTCCGGGATGGCCTGCTGCTGGGAGTTCTGCGGCATCACCGTGAACTTGGTGTCGTACGGGACCACCGTGGTGCCCGCGTCGGTGTCGACGTAGTAGTGCTGCGGGCTGTACTCGTGGCGCCGGATGTTGTTGACGGTGACGGTCTGCCCGGTCGGGGTGTTGATCTGGTCGCCCTTGTTGATCAGGATGCGCCCGTCCGCCGAGGCCACGGGTGTCTCGACCCGGGTGGCCTCGTGCAGGCTGCTGGTCCGGGTGTAGTCGGTCCTGACGGTCGGCCCCGGGTGCTGGTGCGGAGCCTTGAGCAGGCTGTAGGAGCCGCAGGCCGAGCAGGCCGGGCCGGTGTTGGCCAGGACCGGTGAGCCGACACTCCCGCAGGCCTGGCACTCCCGGTCCCCGGCGTGCTCCACACCCGGCGACTGCGCGGTCTTGGCGCCCTCGACCTTGTGCTTGATGGAGCCGCAGTAGGCCTCCGGGTCGTCCTTGTCGGAGTTGGCCTTCACACACGAGTCGAAGTCGGTGTAGCCCGCGAACGGGGCGCCCTTGTGCATCGCTTCCATGGCAGTCCTCGTGAACGGGTTGAGTGCACGGATACGGGCGTCGAAGGCGTCGGCCCGGGCGTCCCGCTCGGCCTTGGTGCTGGCGTCCCGGGCCACGACCTTGCCCTCGGGCGTCCAGGTGTAGACCTTGCAGTGGCCGGGGGTCTCGACGTGACCGAAGGTGGTGGCGCCCATGCCGCCCTCGTCCCGTCCAGGTGACCCGCACTCGGGGCACGGGGGAGGAGAGATCGCCGAGGCCAGCCGGTGCAGGGAGGCGATCCGGCCCGACTCCCGCTCACCGGGCTTGGCGATGTACTCATCCGGGCAGCACGACCAGCAGTTGCTGTAGTCGGCCCGGTGGTCCCGTGCGTGCGCTACCCCTCGCCGGGCATCGGGGTGGTGGGCCTCGTTGTGGCACTGCTGCACGAAGTTGATGTAGACCTCCTGGGACTTCCGGTCCCCGGTGGTCTTGCCGCCGTGCTCGCACCGTTGCACCAGGTACGGGTCGAAGTCGGCGTCGTCGGTGACATCCCGGGGCTGGAACTCGGTCCTCGGTCGGTCGATGGTCTTCACGCGCACCCGCTGCCGCTCGGGCTCGGGCTGCCGCTGGGGCTCGGGGTCCCAGGGGCTGGCGGCGGTCTTGCGCTGCTGCTGAGCCATCTGGCGCCGGACTTTCTTCTGATCCGCACTGGGCTGACGGCGCTGGATCGGCTTGGTGGCCTGGCGCATGGGCTGCTGGCTGGGCGCGTCGTCGGAGCGCTCGGCGCTCCACTTCACACCCTGCTTCACACCCTCGGCGCTCAGGTCGTCCATCAGCACTCCTTGCCTCACCCCTTCGTGGGGGAGACGCAGGGCGGGACATCACATAGCCGCAGAAGAAGTTTCGGGAGGTAGCCTGTGGATACCCCCTAGGTGAAGCCCTCGGACCCAGTCGTTGTCACAGCCACAGGGGTCCGAGGGCTCTCTTTGGCCCTAGCGGCTTACACCTCTGGCTCGCGGACCTTGGTCTTCCCGCCGAAGGCCTCGGTCTCCCGGCCATCGACGTACTGAGGCAGCACGTAGACCTTGCAACGCTTGCGGACCTGAGACAGCCTGGCGATCCTCCCGGCCTTGTGCAGGTTGGACAGGGCTCCGGAGGCCTGTCCGTGATGCCAGTCCGTGACGTAGGCGAGTTCTGGCCAGACCATGCCCTCCGTGCCCATCTCACCCAGCAGGGAGAGCACCATGCGCTGTCGGGTGGAGGTGACCCCGGACTCATCATCACTGACGGCTCGGTCACGGCTGGTGCTGGAACCGGAATGACCGGAGGTGAAGGACTGACCACCTGGCTCGGGATAAGGCAGCACCGGAGGGCCGGTGGTCTTCGGTCTGGGGATGTCTGCTGCCATCGCGTCGACCTCCTTCTTCCGGCTCTCCTTATCCGGGATCGGCGGGGCGGGCCAGTCCTGGTTGGCCGTGTCGTTCCAGTGGTAGACGTAGCACGGACGAGGCTTGTCGCACAGCAC